TCGAGGTCGAGACGGACGACGGGAAGACGTACACCTTCCCGCACCCTCTGTTCACCGACGACCAGCGGAACAAGGAACTCGAAGCCGCCGAGGGCGACAGCGGTAAGGCGCGCGTGCTGCTCGGCGACCAGTGGGACGCGTACATGAAGAGCGGCGGCGACGCCAACGGTCTGATGCTCGTCTACATGGCGGTTCGCGCAGAGTCGCAGGACACCATGGGAAAGCACCGGCCGCCGCGGCGGTAGCTGACGGCGGTGCCGAGGACGTAGAGCAGCTCGTCACGTACACCGTGCTCGACGTCCTCGGCGACTACCCCGAGGCGGTCGAGGCGGACCTCGCGCACCACTATCCCGAGTACGGGGCCGGGGGGCCCGTCGCCGCGTACTGGCGAGGCGAGATCACCCTGCGGTGGCTGCGCGTCATGGTCGAGGGGCTGCCGCCCGACGGTGCGGTCGCCCGCGCTGCCCGCGGCCACCACTGGACGCAGGCTGACTATCACCGGGCCGACGACGTCGATCTGCTCGGCCGGCTCGTGACGGCGTTCCTGAACGTCAACCGGGCGGAGAACTCCCCCGAAATGCCGTACCCCGAGCCGGTGTGGCGGCCGGGCGACCCGGTGCCCGAGGACCCCGCAACGGCTGCCGAAGAGAAGCGGCTCGCAGCCCGCCGGGCGTTCGAGCACATCAACGCGCAGGTGCGTCCCGAGAAGAGGTGATCTGCGTGCCGGTCGAGGTCGGTGTCGGGTACGTGTCCGTGGTGCCCGAGACTCGCGGGTTCGGCCCCGAGCTGCAACGGCAGATCACCCGCCCGTCGGCGGACGCCGGTCAGGCTGCAGGGCGGGAGTCCGGTTCCGGGTTCCTCGGCGGGATCGGTGGCGTGCTCAAGGCCGGTATTGCCGGGGTCGCGGCCGGCGCGGGCGCGTTGTTCGCGGTCGGCTTCACCGAGGCCGCGGCGCAGGACAAGAGCAACGCGAAACTGGGCGCACAACTCGGGCTGACCGAGAAGGAGTCGGCACGGCTCGGCAAGGTCGCCGGGTCCGTGTTCGGCAAGGGCTACGGCGAGAGCATCGACCAGGTCAACGACTCGCTGCGCGGCCTCGCGCAGAACGGCGTCGCGGCGGTCAACGCCCCGAAGAAGGATCTTGCCGCACTCAGCAAAAGCGCTCTGAACCTCGCGGAGACGTTCGACGCCGATGTCGGCGAGTCCGCGAAGGCGGCCGGGCAGCTCATCAAGACCGGGCTAGCCAAGGACGGCAAGCAGGCGTTCGACCTGATCACGGCCGGGTTCCAGTCCGGCGCGGACAAGTCCGGCGATCTGCTCGACACGCTGAACGAGTACGGGACGCAGTTCCGTAAGGCCGGCCTTGACGGCGCTACGTCGATCGGGCTGATCTCGCAGGCGCTGGAAGCCGGGGCCCGCGACGGCGACATCGCCGCCGACGCGATCAAGGAATTCTCGATTCGCGCGATCGACGGGTCGGACGCGACCGCCGACGGGTTCAAGATCCTCGGGCTGTCGTCCGACACCATGGCGAAAAAGTTCGCCAAGGGCGGGGCATCGGCGGCGTCCGCGCTCGACGTGACGCTCGACAAGCTGCGGGCGATCCCCGACCCGGTGAAGCGGAACGCCGCGGCGGTCGCGCTCTTCGGAACGCAGAGCGAGGACCTCGGCGAAGCGCTGTTCGCTATGGACCCCTCGACGGCGGCCGCCAAGCTCGGCACGGTCGGGGGTGCCGCCGAGAAGATGGGCAAGACGCTCCACAACACCGCGCTGCAGCCGTTCGAGGTGTTCAAGCGGCAGGCGCTGCAGGGGCTCGCGAACGTTGCGGACAAGTACGCGCTGCCTGCGGCGGCACGCCTCGGCAACGCGCTGCTGACCGACGTCCTGCCGCCGATCAAGACTGTCGGCCGTGTGGCGATGGGTGTGCTTGTGCCCGCCGTCCAGGAGACCGGCCGGGCGTTCTCTGCCGGGATCGGGTGGCTCAAGGAGTACGGGGCGTGGTTCATCCCCGTCGGCGTGGCGGTCGGCGGGCTGACGGTGCTGCTGTCCGCGAACGCGATCGCCACCGGCGTGGTAACCGGGGTGTTCAGCATCTATCGCGGGGTGCTCCTCGCGGCGGCCGCGGTCACACGCGGGTACGCCGTCGCGCAGGGAGTCCTCAACGCCGTTATGACGGCGAACCCGATCGGTCTGATCGTCGTCGGGATCGCCGCGCTCGTCGCGCTGCTCGTCGTCGCCTACAACAAGTCGGACACCTTCCGGGGCATCGTGCAAGCCACGTGGGCCGGGATCCAAGCCGGCTGGTCCGTGCTCTGGAACGGCTACCTGCAGCCGGGCATCAACGGGTTCATGACCGGGCTGCGCGCGGTCGGAGCTGCCGCGTCGTGGCTGTGGGGCACGGTCCTTTCCCCCGTGTTCGGGTTCATCGGAACGGCCGCGAAAGTGCTCTTCACCGCCATCGTGGTGATCGCGGTCCTGCCGACGGTCGCCGCGCTCAAGGTTCTCGGCGCGGTCGGCTCGTGGCTGTGGGATGAAGCGCTGGGGCCGTCGTTCCGAGCCATCGGCTCGGGCGCCATGTGGCTCTACAACAACGCGATCAAGCCCGTCGGAACCTATACCGTCGCTGCTCTCAAGGGAGTTGGCGGGGCCGGGACGTGGCTGTGGAAAAACGCCCTCGAACCCGCTTTTCGGGGCATCGGGGCCGGTGCCGTGTGGCTCTACAACAACGGCATCAAACCGCCGATTCAGGCAGGCGGAACAACGCTGCGGGCGCTCGGCGCGGCCGGTAAATGGCTGTGGAACGATGCGCTTTCCCCCGCCTTCCGATCCATCGGGTCGGGCGCGGTGTGGCTGTACGACAAGGGGATAAAGCCGCCCCTGGACAAGGCTAAGTCCCTGGCGAACAGTCTGGGTAAGGCGTTCATGACCGGGGCCGACGTCATCGGCGAGGCAATGAACTCGATCAAGGACAAGGCGAAGAAGCCAGTCGCGTTCGTGATCGACACCGTATACAACAAGGGAATTCGGGGTGTCTGGAATGAAGTAGCAGGCGCATTCGGGGCCCCGAAGTTGGACTACTTCAAGGGGTTCGCCCGAGGCGGGATTCTGCCCGGTCAATCATCTTGGCGGCAGGGCGACAGCCACCTCGTGCCGATGCGGTTGGGTGAGGGTGTCGCGGTGTCCGAGGCGATGCGCGATCCGTACGAGCGGCAGCGGTTGCTCGCGGTGAATCAGGCGGCGATGCGCGGCCAGTCCCTGCGCCCGTTCCAACAGGAAGGGTTTGCGAAGGGCGGCATTTTCGACTGGGTCAAGTCGACCGCGTCGAAGGGGGTCGACTTCGCGAAGTCGGGGGTTTCCTGGCTGAAGGACGGAATCAAGGCCAGTGCTACGGCCGGGCTGAACCGCATTGTGCGTCCGCTGATCGACAAGATTTCCGGGTCGGAGTCGCTGTACCGGGACATGGTCAAGGGTGTTCCGGGAAAGATGATTTCCTCGATCCTCGGGTACTCGGGCAAGGCGGATGCCGAGCTGGAGAAATCCGGAATCGGCGGCCGGGGATTCGCGGCCGGGCTCTCCTGGGCGCGCACTCAGCACGGCAAAAAATATCAATGGGGGGGCAACGGCAACCCGTCATGGGATTGCAGCGGGCTCACGTCCGCTATCGAGTCCGTCGTGCGAGGCGAGCGTCCTCACAGGCGCTGGGCGACCGGTGCCTTTTCCGGGGCGCAGGCGCCGCCGGGATGGGTCCGGAATGCCCGCTCTCCGTACATGATCGGCATCACGAATAGCGGGGTAGGCCACACCGCGGGCACGATCAACGGTGTCGACGTGGAATCGCGCGGCGGTGACGGTGTCGTGATCGGCCGCAGGGCGCGCTCGTATCGCGACTCGATGTTCACCGACGTGTACGGGCTCAAGGGGTACTCGCGGGGCGGCCGCCCTCGCCCGGGTGAGTGGGCGTGGACGGGCGAGAACGGACCGGAGTTGATCCGCTTCGGCGGCTCGTCGCAGGTGTTCGATGCCGACGAGTCGCAGCGCATCGCCGCCTCGCAGGTGGGCGCCGGGCTGATCGGCGCACTGGCCCCCACGGCGAGCGCAGCGCACCGCAGGCGCCCGCCGGCCACCGCGCGGGCAGCTCGGCCGCAGGCCGAGGGCGGGCGCGGCGACACGTACAACATCTATCCGCGCACGCTCGATATGACCGTCGACGACCTTGAGCTGCTGCAGCGTCGGCAGGACGCTCGCGCCCGGGTGGGGAGGCCACACTAATGCCGCTGATCACCGCGCCGGTTACCTCCCCGCCGGTCACCGAGCCGCCGGGCGGGGGCCCGCCGATCCGTCTGCCGGAGATCGGGTACGCGACCGTCCGGTACATCGACCCGGCGGGCACGGTATGGCCGCTCACGGACGAGCCGGCCGGGTGGTTCACGCTCGCCGACGGCGTCTCGGGTCTCGGGGCCGCGTCCTACGTGCTGACCGCAGACGCGCACCCGCGCGGCGGCGAGCGTCTGCGACACGTCCAGGCGCAGGCGCGCGCCATCGTCTGGCCGCTGTACGTGTACGGCGGCACGCACGTCGAGTTCATCGGCCGGTGGCGGGCGCTCGCGGACGCGTTCACGAGCACTCTGCGCCCGGGGCCGGGCGGGGAGCCCGTTGCGGGCGTGCTGGAAATCTCCCGGCCGGACGGCAGCACGCGGCGGATCAACGTCTTCTACCGCGAAGGGTTCGAGGGCCGGGGGGTGAGGGGCAGCGGCATCGTCTCTGACGTCGCGATCCTGACTCTGTGGTGTGAGGATCCGTACTGGGTGGATGCCATACCGGTGAGCATCCACCGTGAGTCGGGGGCGGCGGGCGACTTTCTCGTTCCGTACCCGACGGTCTCGTCGTCGCAGGTTCTCGGCGAGACGGTCGTCGCCAACCCGGGCGGCGTACAGGTCTGGCCGACTTGGACGGTCACCGGCCCTGCGAGCTTGATCACGTTCACGCGTCAGGACACGGGCGCGGCGTTCACCCTGGACCCGGGCGAGACCGCGCACGGGCCGTTGCTGCCGGGCGAGAAGGTCGTCATCTCTACCGACCCGCCGCGCGTTCGCTACCAGGACGGAACTCCGGACGGCAGCAACTGGATCGGGGCGCTGAACTGGCCTGCGGCCGATCTGTGGAGTCTGCCGCCGGGTGAGACGCCCGTGTCCTTCCAGTTGGACGGAGCGGGGGCCGGGTCCGCCGTCGATCTCACCTTCCACCCGCGCTACGAGACGGCTTGACCATGACCATTCAACTGCTCGTGACCGACGAGAACCTCACGGTGCAGGGCGATCCGCTCTCGGGGTGGACGAACCTTGACGCGACGAAGCGGTTCAACGAGCCGGCGAGCGGCACGGTCCGGTTGCCGGCAGCTCCTCACGTGATGGCGCAACTGCAGCCCGGAAACCGGCTCGTGGTGATCCGGGACGGAGAGGTGTGGACGGCCGGGCCCATGGAAGTACCCGCGGACTATTCATGGTCGGTCGACCAGGACCCCGGGCACGGCAGCGTCACCGTGGCGTTCACCGATGATCTGGCGGTGCCCGCCGGATACATCACGTGGCCGGCCCCCGCCTCGGCGTGGACCGCGCAGCAGGGCAACACCTGGCGTCAGATCGCATCGGCTACCAGCGAAACGATCATCCGGGCACTCGTCAACGAGAACTGCGGGCCCGGTGCCCGTGCCGACCGGCGGATCCCCAACTTCACACTGGGCCCGTCGGCCGGCGTCGGCTCGATCACGACGACTCGCACCCGGTTCGAGCCTCTCCTCGAAGTGGCGCGCCGCGTCGCTCTCGGCGGCGGCGGCATCGGGTTTCGTACGCAACAGGTCGGTACCGGCATTCAGTTCACCTGTTACGCGCCGGCAGACAAGACGTCGACCGCACGGTTCAGCCGCGGACTGGGCAACCTGCGGGCCCTGCAGTACAAGGCGAGCGCGCCGACGGCGACTCACGTCCTGGTCGCCGGGACCGAGACGGAGGGCTCCACCACACGCGCCTACGTCGAACGCTCCTCCCCTACGGCGGCCGCAGCATGGTGGCGCGTCGAGCGGTACCTCGACGGCAGCTCGGAGACGGACGCCGCCGGCGAGCTCACTGCGGCCGGGAACGCGGACCTCGCCGAGAGCGCCGCGCCCGTGGAGCTGGCGACAGTCACCGTCGACACGGCGGACCTGCGGGCCGGCGTCGACTACGACCTCGGCGACCGCGTCTCGGTGGCCCTTCCTCACGGTCTGGAAGTGGCCGACGTCGTGCGGTCCATCCATCTGCAGGCCACCCCCAACAGCGGTGAGCACGTGTCCGCCGTGGTCGGATCCCCGGCCGCGACGACAGATCCGCAGCTAGTGCGTCTCGTGCGCACCCTGACTCGCCGCCTCGGGCGGCTGGAAGCGAGGTGAGATCGTGGCCCAAAGTTCCTGGCCGTCGCCCTCTTACAACGACAGGTCGGTCACCGATGCCGAATACGAGGTGCTGAGCGCGCGGTTCAGCGACAACGGGGTCTACGGCGACCCGACCGACCCGGCGGTTGTCACGGAAGGTGTCGGGCTGAGCGTGAACGTCCGCCCGGGGGTGAACGCGTCGGTGCGCGGACACGCCTGGACGTCGGGCACATCGACTCTGACACTCGCCGTTGCTGCCAACGGATCCAGTTCCACGCGTACCGATCGAGCCATCCTCCGGCTTGACCGCAGCGACTGGACTGTTCGAGCCGTTATCAAGCAAGGGCTGCCGGGCTCCGGTGTGCCGACGCTGACACAGCAGACCGGCGGCACTGGTGTGTTCGAGGTGCTCCTCGCGAACATCACTGTTCCGCCCGCCGCAACGTCGGTTTCCGTGACGCGGGGCGAGCGGTACGTAGGTACCCGCGTTCGGCCCTGCACGAGCACGCCGCTGACCGACCCCAACCCGGTTCTGGGCGAGTTGCGTTGGGAGACCGACGCCAAGCGACTGAGCGTGTACGACGGGGAAGAGCTGCGTACGCTGCACCACCGGCCGGATCAGATGGTTATCGACTCCCCTTTCATGGGGTGGTCGAACGAGACGGCATCGGTGCTTGAAGTCCGAGGCGGCGTCGCGTGCCTGCGCCTCGGATCGTTTCAGCGGACGTCCCGGGCACTCGATCACGCCACGAACTCCAGGCTGCCGGTGATGATCCCGGCCGCCTACCGGCACCCGAACCGGGATCAGTTCGGCATCGTCTACATCACCGGCGCCCACATCGGGCGCGTCACCGTCATGGCCAAGAACAACCCGCTGGGCGGGCAGGTCTACTTGACGCAGCACCCTGACATCGACGTGGGCGACCGTGTCCTTTCGAGCACTATCAGTTGGGTGGTGGACCACTGATGGCACGGTACGACTTCGGTGCAGGCATCGGCGACTATGTCGTAACCCCCTCCGACGGACTATGGTCCGTCGGTGCGGGCGCGGTGATCACCTTCTACGATGCGGCAGAGGACGGCACGCAGTACACCGACCTTTTGGACGCGACGGGAGCCCCCACCTCGCAGATCACGGCCGACGAGTTCGGAGCTCTGCCGCAGTTCCAGGGGCCGGACGGGGTCACAGGCATGTGGGCGGACGCCGGGGGGCAGAGGCGGGCGTTCATCGAGGCCCACAGCATCACTGCGGGCGATGCCACCGGTGGCAGTGTGCAGGACTGGCTGAACGTCCGGGCGTTCGGCGCGGAGGGCGACAACTTCGCGGACGACACGGCCGCGATCCAGGCGGCCCTGTTCGCCTGCCCGATGGGCGGCATCGTTTACCTGCCCGCCGGGGCGTACCGCACCAGTGCCCCCCTGACCATCCCGCCCGCCGTAACGCTCATGGGCACCCATACGAATCTGATGACCGTCGTCGGGCTGACCGACCCGCCGTGCTACATCCGGCCCCTGCCAGGATTCGCAGGCGCTGCGGTGATTCAGCTTCTGGACCAGATCGACGGCGAGTACGCCACGATCAGCGCCGAGCACCGCATTCTTAACGTGATGATCGACGGTTCAGACCTGACCACCCCCGGTATCGACGGCATCCAAGCCAAGGGGAACGTGCAGAACGTCGGCTTGCGGGACGTCACGATCCGCCGCGTCACCGGAGCGGGCGTCAACACGCAGTTTCAGGGCGGCTTCTACCCCTACAGTTGGCGGCTTCACCGGGTGATGGTCGACAACGTCGGCTGGCACGGGTTCGCCGTGCAGGTGATGACCGACATCACCATGATCGACTGCCAGGCCATCGGCTGCGGCGCCGACGGGTTCAGCATCGACAACGCAGCCAACTCGCAGATGATCGGGTGCCGCGCCGAGTGGAACGTCGGCAACGGCATCCACATCACCGGGGACTGGGCAACCGGGACCGGGTCCGGCGGGATACTGATCGGCGACTGCAGCACCGACCGCAACGACAAAAACGGCGTCCTGGTCGACGCCGTCGGCAGTCCGCCGATCCAGATCGACAACCTGCTGACCCGACGCGACGGCCGCAACAACGGGGCAGGCGGCGGAGAATACGCCGGGCTCGCGTGCGACGGCGCAGAGCTGCCGGTCATCGTCGGCATGGTGACCTGCTATCCCGGCGTCGACGACAACGGCACGCAAGCGAACTCCCCGCAGTTCGGTGTCCGGGTCAGCGACAGCGCGTACGTGTCCGTCGCGGGCGGATTCCTGCACGCCGCCGCCGCCGGCTGGTCCGACGGCGGCGGCAACACCGTCGTACGCCGCGGCCTGAACATCGCCGAGCGGACGGGCCCGACCAATGCGCCCGTCGACGCGTTCGCGCCGCCGACCGATGTCGCCGGGAACCTGGATGTCGGCGGGTATCTCGCCGTCGCTTCCGGCCAGTCCGGCGGGGTCTGGAACATCTGGGACGGCAGCCCGAAGGCGCTGAACATCGGCAGCGCCGGCGGCGGGATCGCCATTGCCGAGGGTGCCAACGCGCGCATGGGGGTCGCCACCCTCGCCGCCGGGACCAGGGTCGTCGCCAACACGAGCGTCACCGCGAACACCCGCGTCGCCACGTTCCGGCAGGCAGCCGGCGGAACGCTCGGCCACCTGTCCACCACGAAGGTGGCCGGTACCTCGTTCACGATCAATTCGAGCAGCGCCACCGACACATCGGTCGTCGCCTGGGTGCTGTACGAACCCGCGTAGCTCGCGCTGCCCCATACCGCCCCGCGCCGTTCCGGCCGGGGCTTCTTTCATGCCCGACGAGAGGAGCTCACCCATGAGCCAGGAGGAACGGCCCGTCGAGGGTCAGCCGGACCAGGAGGAGCAAGCCGCGTTGCTCCGCAGAACCGACAACGGGCCGACGGTCGACATCGAGGAAGAACTGCTGCGCGAGCGGTTCGGCACCCCCGACATGACGGGAGTGTTCGCCACGCCGGACGCCACCGAGGACGAGCGACCCGAGACCGACGAGTTCCACTCGGGCCAGTCGGCGGCCCCGGTCCGCACGGTCGAGCACACCGACGGAGGTGAGAGCGCATGAGCGTCGGAGGGATGATCGCGCAGGCCGAGAAGTCGCTCGGGCTGCGGGAGCCGAACCATATACAGACCTGGTACCGGCAGCGGAACGGCGCGGCGTTCGCCTACAACTTCCCCTGGTGCAACGCCGCGGTGACGTACTGGGCGACGCAGGCCGGCGAGCGGGACGCGGTGCTGTTCGGCACCGATTACGCCTACACCGTGTGGCACGCAGAGAGGTTCCGGAAGGCCGGCCAGTGGCACGCCGGCGCGAAGGGGATCCGGCGCGGCGACATCGTGTTCATCGACTGGGCCGGCACGAACGAGATCGGGAAGATCGACCACGTCGGGATCGTGACCGGTGTCGACGGCGCGAACGTGTTCACGATCGAGGGCAACACGGCCAACGTCTGCGCGAGGCGCGTGCGCCGCGAGGCGGAGATCGCCGGGTACGGGCGCCCGAAGTACAAGACAGAGGCGAAGCCTCCGGCCGGTGGCAGCACGTACACCGTGAAGTCGGGCGACTCGCTGTCCGAGATCGCCGAGGCGTACGGAACGACCGTCAAGGCCCTGCAGTCGCTCAACGGCATCGCGGACCCGAACAAGATCAGGACCGGGCAGAAGCTCAAGATGCCCGGGAAGGCAGGGGCCGCGAAGCGGGTCGTCAGCCTCTCCAAGCTGATCAAGGCGTTCCGGGCGGACCCCCCGAAGAAGGGCACGCCCGTTTCGTACGCCGGCGTCGAGATCGTCGAGGACGCGCTCGTCGCCGAGAGGCTGCTCGCGAAGGGATACGCGGACGGGCACGCCGGCACGGCCACGCTCAGCGCGATGTCCCTGTATCAGCAGCGCCTCGGGTTCCGAGGCACCGCACCCGGCGGCGACGCCGACGGCATCCCCGGCGCGACCTCCCTCGGCCGGCTCGCCCGCGCGCACGGCTTCACCGTCGTCGCCTGAACCCTGCCCGGCCGCTGCCCGGCGGCCGGCTCACCAACGTACGGAAGGGGGCCGGGATGCCCGGTCTGTTCATTTCCACCATGCGCACCGCGGTGCCGCTCGTCGCCGGGTGGCTGCTCACCCTCGCGGCGAACGCTGGACTCGACCTCGACTCGACGGCAGCGACAGGGGCCGTGACGATCGCGCTCGCGCTCGCGTACTACCTGCTCTTCCGACTGCTCGAACTCGTCGGACAGCGGGCGGACGGAACCGCCCTGCAGAACATCGCCGGGGCGCTGCTCGGGTGGGCGCGTCCGCCGAAGTACCCGAAGATCGAGCCGGCCCTCGACCCGGTCGAGCCGAGCGCCTACAGGGGCGGCTCGACGAGCCTGTCGTGATGCGCGCCGCGTGGGCGCGTCTGCGCTCGCACCTGGGCCCGCGCGGCGTCACGCTCGCGCCGGTCGGCGCGCTGTGGGTGTGGTACGGGCTCGGGCTCATCACGACCGATCGAGTCGCCGTCTCGGCGGCGACCGCCCCCGTCACGGCCCGGGGCGGGCTCGTCGCGTGGGGCGTCGCGTGGATCGCCTGCGGGCTGCTCGCGCTCAGTGCCGCGCTACTGCGCCCGGGACGCGACACATGGGGATTCGCCGCGGCGACGGCTCCGCCCCTTGTGTGGGGCCTCGCGTTCGCGGCGGCCGCCGCAACTGGTCAGTACGTGCAGGCGTGGGCGAGCGTCCCGATCTACGCCGTGCCCGTGATTCTGCTCGTCATCGTCGCCGCGCTGACGGGGGGTCGCAGGCGTCGGTGCACATGTGAGAGGGGCGCCCATGGGGGGTGAGAACGGAGCGCTCGGCGTCGTGATCGCGGTCGTCGGCGTCATCGGGTCGATACTCGTCGCGCGAATCAGCAACCCGCGCGACCGCGACCAGGACGACGAGCGCGAGCCGACCGCCGACGAGAGCGGACCGCGGTCGTCCGAGCTGAAGGTGTCGCCGGAGATTTGGCGGCGGTTCACCGTCCTCGAAACGAAGGTCGACCATCTGACGGCACTGGTCGAGGAGCAGAGAACGAAGGTGTCGACCCTCGAACGGCTGCTGCGGCTCGCGCTGCGCATCATCCGGCGGGCAAACCGTCGGCTGCGCGCGGCCGAGCTGCCGCCCGAGGAAGTCCCGGCCGAGCTCGTCCCGTACTCGATCGAATAGCTCTGCGCCCCTGTCTGGCCTCACGGCCGGGCAGGGGCGGATTCGTGCGTTCGGTGGGCGCGGGGCGCTCTTGACTGCGGTCTGCCGCCACGCCATCGTCTGTGGAATCCCATGCAATCCACTTGGAGGGCCGTCATCATGGCACTGCGCTTTCTCGGGATTGACCCCAATAGTCCGACGGACGAGTCGCCTACCATCTGGCTCGACGACGTGACCGGCGACCTGATCATTCAGTCGTACGTCGCAGATGCTGGCACCGTCGAGAGGGCGAAGGAGGTCGGCTCAATCCCGGGGCACTCCACCGAGATCCCGCCCAACGAGACCATGATCCGACTGCCGGCGAACATGCTGCAGTTCATCCCCCGCACCGATGGAGGCAGCAGTGCAACCACCGGCACGTGAGGCGCTCGCGCGCGCTCAACGGTCCGCCGTGCACCTCGAAATGCGCGATCACTACACGCTCGACGACCCCGGATACGTCGCGTGGCAGGCAGGAACGCGGCTCAACATCGCCGACCGCGCGTCCTGGTGGGGGCCGTGGCACGAGCACGTCCAGGAAGCAACCGCCCGAGGGGTCACAGTCCGGCGAGCGCGGATCGTTTCGGAACCTGTCACTGATTACGTGCGGTACGAGCACGATCTGACACCGACGAACCTCGCCGCGGGCGAATCCGTCCGTTGGCTACCCCGTCGCCTGTCGACCGAGCTCGCGCTGCCCGGAACGGATTTCTGGGTGTTCGACGACGAGACCGTGCTGTTCCACCACTTCGGGGGCGACGGCAAGCTCGCGGCCGACGGTCGGGAGTACATCACGGACTGCCACCGGGCAAAGGTCTGCGCCGAGGCGTTCGAGTCCGTATGGCGGCGGGCGATCCCGCACGGGGAGTACAACCCTGCCTGATGGGTGTCTCATCATCTTCAAGCGTTCAGAACGCCCGACGGGTACTCGCCGACCGGCTCGGCGAGATCCGCCGTGACGCCGGCCTATCGGGCAAGCAGCTCGCCGAGCGCCTCGGCTGGTACGCCTCGAAGATCAGCCGTATCGAGCACGCCCGCACTGCACCGTCCGCCGACGATGTACGGGCGTGGTGCGCGGCGTGCGATGCGGCAGACCAAGCCGCAGACATGATCCGGTCTCTACGCGCCGTCGAAGGCATGTTCGTCGAGTGGCGACGCATGGAGCGCGAAGGGCTGCGGCAGGCGCAGGTCGCCGTACGCCCGCTCTTCGAGCGCACAGCTCGGTTTCGGGCCTACTCCTCCTGGTTCGTGCCCGGCCTGATACAAAGCCGCCCCTACACCGAGGCAGTGCTGCGGGCGGTACAGGAGCGCCGCGTCGCAGTGGATGACGTTGCGGCTGCCGTCGCTGCCCGGATGGAACGGCAGCGCGTGCTACACGAGTCCGGGAAGGTGTTCGCTTTCCTGTTGGAAGAGTCCGTCTTGCGGTCAGGGATCGGCGGCCGCGACGTCATGGTCGGGCAGCTTGGTCACCTCATCACCGCGGGAGCGCAGCCGAACATCAGCCTCGGCGTCATTCCAGCCCGCCCGGACCGCACTCGTATGCCCGTCGAAGGATTCTGGATCTTCGACTCGTCGCAGGTGAACGTCGAGCTCGTGTCGGGATACCTGACCATCTCTCAAGCGCATGAGGTGAGTCAGTACGCATCGACGTTTGCCGAGCTGTCCGATCACGCGGTCTACGGTGCCGAGGCACGGTCAATCATCATGGACGCGCTGCAGCAGCTCGGGTGACAACCCGTAGAATCCCGCAGAATTTTCTAGCCCGCGTGCGGTCCGAATTCCTATCGTCTGCGCATGCCCACACGAGCACGGAACCCTGTCATCGCGGGTACTCGCTGGCTTGCGTGCTTCGCTCATTCAGAGAGCAGCGCCCGAGCAGCGTGGTCCGCAGGTGACTTTGCCGTGATTCCGAGCGGTGACGAGTGGCTCGTCGCCGAGGCCCCGCTGCCCCAAACCGTTGATGCGATGCAGCAGATACTTGCTGAGCAGCTCGGCCCCGTGCTCGCGCATCCATTGCGCGGCGTGGCGTGGTGGCTCGTACCGGCGGACAGTGCGGGCATCCTGCGGCATGTCCGGCAGTTGACTGTCCACCCCTCCGGCTGGCCGCTGTGCTGTCCGCCGATCCGGCGTCCTGCCGCAGGCCGAGTGTGGCTAGAGAAGCCCGACGGGTCCGGTCGGCTTACGGACCCGGAGGCCCTAGGGCGGGCCCTCGACCCGGGTGGCTCGCTGCAGCTTCCGGCCGAGGCGTTCTGTTGACCGCGCTCGACGCCGGCCGAGGGCTCCCCGCTTTCGAGTCGCTGACCATGCTGCAGCAGCGGGGCGTTCAGTGCGTGTTCTGCGACATTCCGTTATCCAACGCCACTGCCCATGACCTAGGGACGCGCACTGTCGATCTCGACGGCTGCGCGGTCGCTTGGTACCCCCGCTCTTGCCCTTACTGCCAGAAGGGACACCCCCGTGATCACGCTGGACAAGCCGGCCGCTCAGGCGCCTGATGATGCCTACCTCACGCACGTCGGGCACCTGGCTACCTGCGACATGTGCAAAACGCCCTCGGGGCTCAGTTGCCCCACCGGAACGAAGCTGCGCCGCGCGGTGACGCGCGCCCGGACATTGGCACGGTGGTCGCGATGACGAGCACGGCGTCGCCGGGAACCCTTACGATCCCGACCCCAACGCCCGGGTTGATCGCCCGACTGAACGCGCGGACCGCCCTCGATCAGACCGAGGCCGGGCGCACCTTCGCCTCGCTACTCCTCACCTACCCGGCACCGCAGTTCGAGGATGTCGACCCGGCCGGGGTCGAGCTCATGATGCGAGGCGTGGCGAGCACCCTCGGCGCGATCCCGGCGGTTCTTCCTTCGGTGGTCCCCGGCCGCGCCCCTTCGTTCAGCGTGGATCGGGTTTCGATCACGCCGAGCGGGATCCCCCTGGTGCATTTCGACGGCACGCCGTGGTCGATGCGCATCGCCGAGTCGCCGGGGTGGTCCCGAGTCATGTCCGGGCTCGGCCGGGTGCTGCTCGTCGTCGGTCTCGACGAGCTCTCGCCGGTTGCCTCGGCCGCCGAGGTCGACGAGTACATCGAGTGCGCCGGCGAGGCTGACCGCCTGTACGCAACGGTCTCGTCGGTGGCCGACGCCGCCGGCCGCCGAACCGCGCTGCGGCGCCCATGATCGAGCGCCCGGCGGCTGACCCCCGTATCGTCGCCGGGCGCTCCGCGCGATCTTCACCCGAACGTGTGACCGACTGGCATATGCCATTGCGGATAGGTGCCCTGGGCAAGCATGGTGGATCCCATGGAGCGCCCCCCACGATCGGGCGCGGTAGGTCCCTCGCGCGAGGTATCCATTCCGCCCCGATGGCGGAGCCGCGCCCACGCCGCCCCGGTGCCCTCTACTCTGGGCCCGGGGCGGTCTCGTTCGAGGGATCGATATCGCGTCGAATTGGCCCGAGAAATAGGCCAAGCGCCTTTCCCTAGATTGGTTAGAGGCGACCTGCGAATACGCAGGTCAGCACATCGCTAAACCTCGCACAGCTTCTAAGCGCTTGGCCGCAGGTTCGAGTCCTGCCGGGGGCGCAACCATAGCCTCACCTGCGGAAACGCGGGTGAGGCTTTCGTTTGGCCGGATGCACATCGCTTATGCACCAAGCGCCTTGACTGCCCACGATAGTGGGCAGCATGGTGAATCCATGACAGCCGCGCGGTACAACCTCGCCCCCATGTCCGCCTCTTGGATCCGCTCCCTGAGATCCCGGAATCTCTCCGACAACACGATCCGCATCTACTCGACCGCCGCCGCAGCGTTCGCCGAGTTCCTGCTCGACCCCGAGAACGGCTACCGGCCGGCCGTCGACCAGGACGGCACCCCCGGGCGGCCGGCCCCGGCGGACCTCGACGACATCCACCGCGAGCACGTCGAGGCGTACATCACGGCGACGATGCGACGGACCTCGGCGAGCAATGCGCACAACCACTTTCGATCCCTGAAAACCATGTTCAATTGGCTGGTCGACGAGGAAGAGCTCGACCGCTCCCCCATGCGGACGATGAAGCCGCCGACCCTGCCCGAGGTCGAGGTGCCGGTGATCCCCGACGCGGACCTCTCCAAGCTCTTCAAGGCGTGCAAGGGCACGACGTACGCCGATCGCCGCGACACGGCGCTGCTCATGCTGCTGCTCGACACGGGCGTTCGACTCTCCGAGCTGACCGACCGGCGCGTCGGCGATCTCGACCTCGACCTGAAAGTGCTGCACGTCCTCGGGAAGGGCGGCAAGACGCGCCCGGTCCCGTTCGGCAACACGTGCGCGACGGCCCTCGACCGATATCTGCGGGCGGCTGCGAAGCACAAGGGGAAGCCGCTCGACGACGACGAGATGTGGCTGTGGTGGGGCCACCGCAACAAGGGGCAGCGACTCACGATCTGGGGCGTGGGGACGATGCTCAAGCGACGCTGCGCGCAGGCCGGGATCGGCGAGCTGCACCCGCATCAGTTCCGCCACACCTTCGCGCATCAGTGGAAGGTCAACGGCGGCAACGAGGACGACCTGATGCGGATCACGGGATGGAAGAGCCGACAGATGTTGTCGAGGTACGCAGCGTCAGCCGGCACGGAGCGGGCCCGCATGGCGCACAAACGAATCAGCCCCGGCGACCGGCTCGTGTGAGCCGACACCGGGGCGGAAGGGATGCACCGTCTAACCGGGCTCCCGGACGATGGCGAAATCTCCGACGAGTCGCGGCACTTGCAGGCACAGCAGGGCGAGTGCCGCGCTCTCGTCAATCTGGTCGGGATCGTGCGCCATGCGGACGTACGACCCGAAGTCGCGATACATCATGGGTATCCCCCGATCGAGCTCTACCGCCTCAACTCGAACCACATGACCCCCTATCCCGCTTGCGAATCCAGGCACGCCGGATTCGCACAAGCGTTCGGAACGCGCGAGGTCACGCCACCATACGACTTTCATCACCGCTGGCGCAGCGTTCAAGCATGGATGCGGTAGGTAATCTTCCACCTGTGACAGTTCAGGGATAAACATCTGCCGAGGTCAGAGCAAGGGCTTACTACGCCTCGGCGTCCCAACGCTCAGCAACGGCACGGGCCTTGGGGCCTGCGGCGGCGTCGAGCGTACGGATCAGCGTCGCGGGCGCGCCCTCGGCGAGCTCCTCGACCGTGTAACCGATCGTCTGCAGATGGGCGGCCGCCGCGACGACCTCGCGGGGAAGTTCGAGACCGACGGCGATCGCGCTGACGAGCTGCGGGGTCACGGTGTACCCCTGACCGCCGATGATCTTCGCGACCAGGCTCTTCCCCGGACTCCACCCGGTTTCGCCGTCCACGGCCGCCGCCGAAAACTCGCGCGTGCTCATGCGTCTTCCGGTGCCAACGCTGGCCCGCACAAGCTCAGTCAACGCGTCACGCTGCTCGGTCTGTGCATCGCGCTGCTCAGGCATTTCGCCCCCTCCGAACACATGTAGTCCACATCCCTGCCCGATGTGGATCGGAAAAATCGCAGGTCAGTGCGTACAACCATTTTCAGACGCGTGTCATTGTCCACGATCGCGGGCACCCGTGGGGCCCTCACCCCCACCCCCGATCGATATTTGCCTGAATCCATGCCTGCCCACGATCGTGGACATCGCACAAGCGATGTGCTTACCTAGGGGTGCCCACGATCGTGGGCAGCACAACGGAGGCGCTGAATGACCCCTGCCCGACTCCATCTGACGAGCGGCGAGACGCTGCGAACCCTGATGCGTTGGGCGCCTAACGGCAGCTCGCTGACTATTCGTGAGCTCGCCGACGCTGTCGGCGTCTCGAAGAGCAAGATCGAAGCACTGCTGTCGGAAGAGCGCCCGACCGTGACGCGCGAACTTGCCGGGCGCATTTGCTCGGCTCTCGACGTCCGGCAGAACGCTCTCTTTTTTGAGCCACTGCCCGCGCCCATGGGCGCGGGCAGTACGAGCGGAAGGCGAACGCCATGAGCGACACCGAGACCCCGACCGAGCTGTCGATGCGTATGCGGCTGGCCTCTCACAAGAGCTGGGCCGCGACGACCGACCGGACGGCCCGCACGGCGGCCGCGCGCAAGGCGTCCCACCACACCCGGTTTCTCGTCAAGGCGCGCGAGCTGCACCCGGACGCGACCGACGAGCAGCTCGCCGCCGTCGCCAAGTCCCTGCGGTCGGCGCACTACACCGAGCTGGCGCTGCGGTCGGCGCAGGCCCGGCGGCTCAACGCCGCAGCGCGCCGCCAGTCCACGGGCCGGAACGCCGCCGCCGCCTGAAACCCGAACGGGGCCGCTCTGACTTGCCGGCCCGAGCGACCCCGGACGACCAACCCCCAACGCAGAGAGGGCCGTCGCCATGAGCGCGCAGCCTATCGAATCCAACCCGCCCGACCCCTTCGGCGCGATGAGTGACAACCGTCTCGCCGTGCAGTCCGTGATCGACCGGCTCGGGCTGCCCGCGCCGACGCTCGTCGCCCGGCCCGAGTCCGTGCACATCACGCTCGCCGACGTCGACGACCTCGGCAGGTGGATGTACGCGCTCGGCGGAGACGTCCGCCGGGGCGTCGAGATCAGCGGCGCTTCCCTGTGGACGCTGCACACGCAGACCCCGGTCCGCCCCGACGGCTCAACCGTCCAGATCCGGGCGCACGTCCCGGTCGTGTCCGGCGAGGACGTCCTCGCCGAGCTGCGACCGGTCGGCGACGTCCGGTACTGCGCGGCCGACCTCGGCGGCGGATACACCTGCCGCCGGCACAGCAGCCACATCGGCGACTGCGAGCCGACCCCGGACCCGCCGGCGGTGGCCCTGTGACCGTCTCCGACGCGTTCGCGGCCCCCGGCCGTAACCGGCCCGCCCCGAGCCCGGCCGCTGTCGCGCTCGCTGCTCAGTGCCGCCGGGCGAAGTCGCTCGCCGACACCGCGCCCGACCGGTTCAACGCCATGCCGACCCCGGCCGACGCTTCGGCCGCCGGCGGCGAGGTGCAGCTCATCGTCCGCCCCACCTGCCTCGCCGACTGGGCGCGCTGGACGCACGTGCTCGGCATTCACGACACGCGCCGCATGACGCACACCGGCACCGCGACCGTCTGCCGGTTCGAGCTGGACGGCGTACGGGCCCGGCTCGTCGGGGTCGGCGTGCCCGCTCTCTTCGCTCAGACCTACGGCCCGAAAGGCGCTCCCCATGCCTGACATCCCTTCCACCCCGCTGCGCGTGCGGGCGATCCCCGGCGGCAGCCGGCTCGCCCTCGATGCTTTCGCGCAGACCGTGATCGAGAGCGTCCTCGACGAGCTGCTGACACCGGACCGCGACAGCGACCTGTACGACCGGCTCACGCAGCTCGCGGACCTCACCCCGGCCGAGCGCGCGCAGCTCCCCGAGCACCGGCTGCCGTACGAGGAACTCGTCGCGGATCTCATGGACCGGGCCCCGAAATGGGCCGTGCTGTCGGGTGGCGCGGGGACGGCCCTCGCCGCGCAGCTCGCGGTGAACGACGTACGGGCGCAGCCGGCCGGCCGGTGGGTGGCCGAGGCGTGGCGGGTGTGGTTGTCCCGCAAGCCCTCGGCGCTGAACGGCGGTGCTGCCGCATGAGCGCCTCGGCTGCGGCCGCCGCTCTCGCGGCGCTGACCGACGATGCCCCGGCGTGGCTGCCGGCCGTCGATCACTGGGAGATCGCCCGCGACGGTGACCGCTGGAATGTGAGCGGGCAGCTCGACACGGCCGACGGCAGCCTCGGCGAGGCCGGCGCGTACCGCCTGCTCGTCCCGGTCGCCGACCGGTTCGAGACCCCGCTCGGCGACGACGGCCGTGTGATCCGGGCCGAGTTCAGCCACTTCGGCACCCCGGTGTCGATCTGGTTCCTGCGCCCGGTCCTGCGCTGGCTCGTCCCCGAGCAGTGTGCGACGTGCCCGACCAAGCTCGGCGACCCCGGTGTCGCGTACGTCCGGCTCGGGGACGGCAGCCGAGAGGCTCCCGTGATCTGCGTCGAGTGCCGCGACCGCATGCACGCGGCGTGGGTGCTCACGCAGCGCGCGCAGCTCGTCGCCGCCCGCCGGGCAGCGTTCGAGGTGCTGCTCGCCGACACCGGAGTGCAGCGGCCGTTGTGGCGGGCGTGCTTCACCGAGCTCGACGGCGGTGAGTACCCGAACGCGATCGCCCCGGTCTGCACGAGCGACGAGCACGACGGCGACGACCCGACGGTCTACGACTGCTGTCCCGACACGGTCATCGAGGTCGAGTCGCACAAGCTCGGCGCCTACCTGGTCGAGCTGCTCAACGCCGACGCCGAGGCTCCGCAGCTCTTCGTGCCCTCGCAGCGGCAGGGCGGTGCGAAGTGAGTACGCGAACCGAAACGCTCGACGACGCCGCCGCGTGGCTCGCGTCGATCGGCGAGGAAGGCGCGGCGTACCTGCTGCGCACCTGCGACGTGCCGGTCGGCGCGCGCGTAGAGAAGGACACCCGCGCCGTACGTGCGGGCGAGTCCACTCACCGCGCCCCGTGCGAGTTCCCCGAGGTTCTGCCGTGCCGCTGCCCGGCCCGCCCGCGAGGGCTGTCCGAGGCGAGCGTTCACCGTGCACGACAGCGGGCCCGTGCTGCGGCGTACTTCCAGAACGCGCACCTCGCCCGCGCCCGGACATCGGGCGGCGCGCGGTGACGGACCCGAGGAACGCCATTGCGACCGAGCGGGGTCGGTACTACACCGACCCCGCCGGGGGCCCGGACCTGATCTCGGTCACCAACGTGACCGGCAGCAGCGTGCACAAACCGGCGCTCGTCCCGTGGGGCGCGGGGATCGTCGCCGACCACGTCATCGGGCACCCGATCGAGGTCGCCCGCCGGGCGCGCACCGAGCCGGCGGCCCTGCGCCGCGCGCTCGTCGCGCTCCCGTCCCAGAGTCGGGACCGGGCGAGCGACCTCGGTACCCGCGTGCACCACCGTGCGCACGCGATCGTGATCGGCTCGCCGTACCCGGCCGACGACGAGGTCGAGCCGTACGCGCGGCAGCTCGCCCGGTTCTTCCGCTTGTGGCGCATCGATTTCGAGCGTGACGTCGAGGCGGTCGAGACGACCGTGCTCAACCGCCGTCACGGCTACGCGGGCACGGGCGATCTGTGGGTGTGGCTGCCGACCGGTCCGCACGGGCGGAGGCAGTTGTGGCTCATCGACTACAAGACGTCGGCGTTGAAGCCGGCATCGACGGTGTACGGCGAGCAGCCCTATCAGCTCGCCGCGTACCGGCACGCGCCGATCGCGCTGCTGCCGGACGACACCGACATCGAGGCACCGCACCCGACGCGGACCGCCGTGCTCAACCTGCGGCCGCGCGAGTTCCGGCTGATCGAGCTGCCGAGCGGCAGGGACGTGTTCCGGGCGTTCCTCGGGGCGCTCGCCAACGCCCGGCACCTGCACGCGACGGACACCGCCACCTTCCCCACCATCCTGCCGCCGTGGGCGCCGGGAGCCCCTGAACGAAAGGCAGCCTGACATGGGTGGCCGAATTCTCACGATGAAGCGGCAGGCGGCCGAGCTCGGCCGTATCCGTACCGGGTTCAGCACGCCGAACCCGGACCCGAAGAAGAAGCCGATCATGCGGCGCAGCAAGACGTTCGTGTTCAGCAGTCACAGCGAGCAGTACGTCGCGGCGGCTGCCGAGCTGTGGGGCGGTGCCGTCGAGCGCTGGACGCCGCAGAACCAGAAGATCGAGCAGTTCCGGGTGATCTCGAACGCGTCCGAGATTCACGCGATCCTGCCGGCGGGCGACCCGCTCTCGCAGGCTAACGAGCTGTGGACAGGCGGGGGGTGCGCCCGGCGCTGCGACGGCGAGGTCGAGAAGCTCAGCGGCGAGCCGTGCATCTGCCGGGCGCGGTTCGGCGAGGACTGGCACCTGCGGGGGCCCCGCGAGGTGTGCCGGCCGACGTCGCGTATCTCCGTGATGCTGCCCGAGCTGCCCGACCTCGGTGTGTGGCGGCTTGAGAGCAAGTCGCACTACGCGGCCGACGTCATGGCGGGCGGCGTCGACACCGTGCTCGCAGCGACGGGCGGGCAGTCCGTGATGCCGGTTCGCATGTGGATCGAGCAGCGGACCGCGAAGCGCGGCGGCGAGACGAAGAACTTCCCGGTCGTGATGGTCGTCCCCTCGATCCCGAAGCTGCGGCACGCGCTCTCGGGCCCGCTGTCCATGGCGAACGCGCTCGACCCGGGCACGCTCGTCGACCGGCCGGCGATCGAGGCGGCCCGCCCGGACTACTGCGCCGAGGCGCGGCAGTGCCGCACGCCCGACGACGTGATCGCGGTGTGGCGCCGGGCGGACCGGGCGGGGCACGGCTCGCCGCAGATGCTCGACGAGCTCAAGCGGATCGCCTCGGACATCGAGCGGGGTGTCGACACCTCGACGGGCGACGTCGGCGACCAGGACGGCGAGCCCGGTCCGGACGCCGACGGCGCGTACGACGTCGAGGTCGTCGACGACCAGGGCGACGCCGAGCCGCCGACCGCGAACCCGCGGGACGCATGGCCGCCGGTCGCGACGCCGGGCGGGGGTGCCCCCTGATGCGGCGCACACCGCGACGGCTCGCGCAGCACACCGGCACGACCAATTCCGAGACGGCTCACGGCCGCTCGCGCACGCTCCGGCCCTTGGGGGACTCGTGAGAATCAAGATGATCGATGTCGACGAGCTGTGGTTCGTCGTGACCGTCGCGCGCGGTTCGGGCGCGGCCAAGGTTGACCACCCGGGCGTTTGCGGCAAGAGCGTCGCGACCGCGCTGCGGGAGATCGCCGAGCAGCTCGACGCGCTGCACCCGCCCTACGCGTGCGACGCGACCCCCGAGCCGCAGCACGACTACGCCGAGCCGCTCGGGCCTGGTGGCACCCTCGACGCGGCCCGCCGGACCTGGACGGACGGCACCGGCCACACGTGGGACCTGTCCGGCCGGTGGATCGCGGCCGAGACCGGCGGCGAGTGGGAATGGTCCGGTCAGCTCGACACCAGCGGACGGCCCGTGATGCGCGCGGTCGGCTCGGACGTGCAGGAGTCCCTCGACGTGCTGCGCGTCGTGTACGGCCCGATCTCGCCCTCGACCGGGGGGCGCTCATGAATACCGACCTCGGCGCGTACATCGCCGCGGCGGCAGTCGTCGCGGTCGCCGCGCTCACCCTGATCGCCCGTCTCGCTCCGCCTGTCCGCTCGTCCGAGCCGGCTCCGTTCTCCGAGCCCGAGCCCGGCGTGCGGTACCTGCAGTGCGACGAGCTGCGGTGCGGGCACATGACGTACCCGCACCGCCCGCAGCCCGGCGGCACATGGGTCTGCACGAACTGCGGCACCGTGAAGGGCGGCACAACGTGAACGCCGTTCCCGGGCTGATCGCCCCCGGTGCGCCGTCTCCTCTCGCCGAGCCGGCCGGCTCGGCCGAGGGCGAGCTGCGGATCATCGGACTCGACCTCTCGCTCACCTCGACCGGGGTCTGCCTGCCGACCGGGGTGACCTACCGGATCAAGACGCGGCAGAAGGACGGCGACCGCCGGCTGCTCGTGATCCGCGACAGGATCCGGGCGGCCCTCGCCGAGCACCGGCCGCACCTCGCGGTCGTCGAGGATCTCCCCGTTCACGCCATGGCGGCCGGGCGCACCGGACACGTGCACGGCGTCGTCAAGGCGGAGTTGCTCGACGCCGACGTGCCGTACGCGCTCGTCGTCCCGGCGACGCTCAAGAGCTACGCCTGCGACCACGGCAACGCCGACAAGGCTCGCATGTCGGCGGCCGCGTATCTCGCGGTCGGCGCCGAGTTCGCCGACGACAAGGGCGGCGACCAGTGCGACGCGTGGTGGCTGCGCGCTGCCGGGCACGACGCTCTCGACGCCCCGCTGTTCGCCATGCCGCAGGCGCAGCGTGATCGGTTGCGCAAGGTCGCGTGGCCCGACATGTTCCTGCAGCGCTATGTCCTGGGGGTGCCGCGGTGAAGCCTCCGTTCCCGTACTACGGCGCTAAGGCGCGCATCGCCCCATGGCTGGTCGGTCACATGCCGCGTGAACACCGCGTGTACGTCGAGCCGTTCGCCGGCAGCGCCGCCGTGTTGTTTGCTCGCCCGAGGCCTGCGGCTCACGAGGTCCTCAACGACCTCGACGGCAACGTCGTCGCGTTCTTCCGTGTGCTACGGGACCGCGAGGCCGAGCTCGTGCGCGCGCTGACGCTGACGCCGTACAGCCGCGAGGAGTACCGCGCGGCGAACCTCGACGCGCCGGCGGAGATCGACGAGCTCGAACGGGCGCGCCGGTTCTTCGTTCGCACGACGCAATCGTTCAACGCCGCAGGGGCAGCCGCGAGTAAGCGCGCTTCCTGGTCCAACGGGATGCGGCGCGGCTCGTCTCAGGCGACCACGGTCGCCGACGTCGTCGATCGCCTGTACGCCGCAGCTGCACGGCTGCGGAAGGTTGTCATCGAGAACCGGCCGGCCGCCGACCTGATCAAGCTGTATGACGCGCCGGACGTCGTCCTGTACTGCGACCCGCCGTATCTCGACTCGACGCGGTCAGGCCTGCGGGACCACAAGCGGGGCGACTACGCGCACGACACGAACACGGAGACCGACCACCGTGCGCTTGCCGAGGTCCTGCGCGAGTGCCGGTCGTCCGTTCTCCTGTCGGGGTATGGGTCGCCGCTGTACGACGAGCTGTACGCGGATTGGGACCGGGCCGAGATCAGCGTGCAGCGCCCAACCTCGAACCGGCGCGGCAGCACCGGGGCGGTCGGGGTCGAGGTCGTGTGGTCGAATCGGCCGCTGTCTCGGCAGACGGATCTTTTCGACCTGCAGGCGACGTCATGAGCGCCGCCGACATGATCCCGGGCACCGCCGTGTCGCTCCCGCGTCGCTCGCTCGACTGCGTGCTCGCCGCCGCGACTCGGCGCGTGCCCGCAGTCCCCGATCAGGGTGATCTCGTCGATCACTGGCACGAGTGCGGGCTGCTCACCGACGAGCAGCGCGACGAGCTCGACGGCGGCACCTGATGACCGGCGCTCTCCTCCCGACTATCGGCGACCCCGATCCCGGGTTCGGGCTGCGTGTGCGGCTCGACGGGCCGCGGACCCTGCCGATCGCGGATTTCAACTGCCGCTGCGGTCACGCCGAGGGCGCCACCGGAGAACCCGAAGTGATCGCGCTCGTCGGCCGGTTCGAGGCGCACACACAGAACGAATGCCCTATCGCCGAGGTACGTGAGGCGGCCGCCTTTCGGTCGGCTGCCCGCCGTCGCACCCAAGCGAAGAAGCGAAGGAAGTGATCATGCCGAAGCTGCCGAAAGATCAAGACGTCGAGGTGAAACTCGACAGCGGCGCCGTCGGGCTGCACGCCGCAATCCCCGAAGAGCTGCGACGGGCTCTGTTCGAGCGCCCCGGATCCTCGATCTTCGGCGTGGTGCAGCTCCGTGCGACGAGCTACACCGGGCACGCCGACGGCGAGGACAAAGACGCCGTGGTGAAACTCCGCATCACGCTCGCCGAGGTCGCCCTCGACGACCCGCAGACGAAGCAGGTCGCCGAGATCATGCGGGCGATGATGCGGCGTCGGAAGGTCGAGGGCACCCTCGACGCCGAGTCCGGTCTCGCCGACCGCGACGTCGAGCTCGCCGTCGCTGACGCGCTCGCCTCGATGCCGACTGAGGACGACTACGAAGCGCACCAGATGCGCGAGCGGCAGCGCCTCGATCGCGGCCGCGTCGAGCAGCGCGGATGACCCGGGCCGGCGGCAGCGGGGCGCGGCCGCGCACTGCCCCCGCTGCGGCCGCCCGGCGTCCCCGAAGTGCCCCCGGTTCCGTCCCCGTCGGCCCCCACCGTGCCCGCCTGGCACCTCACGCTCTGATCAGTTCAGGAGAACCCCGATGCCATTCTTCGTCGTAGACGACGGGGCAGACACCCACCCGAAGATGATGCGGGCGAAGAACGCCGCTGTCGGGCTGTGGACGCGCGTCGGCTCGTACGTGGCACGTCAGCTCACCGACGGGCACGTGCCCGGCGAGATCGCCAAGATGTACGGCAGCGCGCCCCAGATTAAGAAGCTGGTCGCCGTCCGCTTGTGGCACGAGCACGGGCACACCTGCCCGCGCTGCCCCGAGGTGCGGCCGGGCGACTACTACATGCACGACTACCGCGAGAGCGGCAACCCGAGCCGCGCCGAGGTGCAGGCCCGGCGGAAGCGCGCGGCGGACAAGAAGCGGCAGCAGCGCGCCGGGCAGAACGGCGGAGGATCCACCGGGAATCCCTCACTGTTCGATGACGATTCTCCCGAGAATCCCGAAGGATTCGACGACGAAACGCGATCGAATCCTGAACCGAATTCCGACGACACCGCAGGTCAGGGCGATGCGTCCCCGGGGGACTCCCCCGGGACCTCACGCGCGCGCGGTCCACTCCACTCCACTCCACTCCAGAACAAGGGGGGTGAAGAGAGAGAGGACTCTGCAGGTAGTAGCGCGCGAGCGGCACAACCGCCTCTCTCTCAGATCGCCCCCGACTGGGAACCGAGCCACGACGACGTGCACGCCGCGCAGACCGCTCGCAGCGACGCCGGCCGCGCACGGCTGACCGCCGACCAGATCGACGCCGTCACCACCAAGTTCGTGCGACGGATGCTCGACGACGGTCGCGTCGCCGCGGCGTGGGGCGGCAGGTGGCGGCAGTGGGCCGAGAGCGAGCGTGCCGAGCAGCAGCCGGCCGCCGGCGGGGTCGTCGTCCCCTTCGAGGGGATGTCCAAGAGCCAGCAGCAGCGCGCCGGGCTCGACCGGCTGCGCGAGCGCATGCACAACGGAGGCAGCGCATGAACATGACCGAAACGCTCGATCTCCTGGATCAGATCGCCTTGATCGACGACCGGGTCGTGAAGAGCACCGAGACCGAGCAAGAGGCGCAGCTCACCTTGTGGGCCGCGATCCTGGTCGGTGTCCCGTTCTCGTTCGCCGGGCAGGCGGTCGGCGCGCACTACGCCGAGTCGGCGTTCCCGATCATGCCGAAGGACATCGCCGCCCGGTGGCGGGCGGTCGCCCGAGATCGGCTCGAACAGGGTGTGCACACCTTCGAGCCGACCGAGCACCCGCACATCGACCCCGACGACATCACCGGCTATCAGCTCGCGTTGCGGGCGCAGCGGCGAGCGGTCCGCACCGGCTGCGACGAGCCGATCGCCATGCGCGCCCTGATCGCCGGCTCGGACCCGGTGGTACGCGGCACGCCGAACGAGAACTACCGGCAGGCACGCGAGGCGGTGCAGCGGGCCCGCGCCGAGGCCGCGCACGCCGAGGCAGCCCAGTGATCCCGGCTGCGATCGCCGCGCTCGTCACCGCGGTCGCCGACGAACACCCGCTCGCCACCCCCGAAGAGCTCGGCCGGTTCGTCGTCAAGACGCTCGCCGACGACGGGTGGCAGATCACCCCGGAACCCGCACGCGCCCCCATGAGCGCCGAGTACGCCCCCTGCCGACCGAAACATCGCGCCTACGCCAACCGCCCGCCACACGCTGATCGGAGTGCCACCGTGCCGCCCCTGACCGCCCCGCCCGAGACCGACCGCATGCTGCAGCCGGTCACCGCCCGTACCGCCGAGATTTCTTCGTGCGGCCGCTACCGGTACCGGCTCACCCGGGAGTGGTCCGCCGAGCTGCCGCCGGCCACGTTCGTGATGCTGAACCCGAGCACCGCCGACGGCGACCAGGATGACGCCACCGTGCGCAAGTGCATCCGCTACGCCCGAAGTTGGGGATGCGGGTCGCTCGTCGTCGTGAACCTGTACGCGTGGCGGGCGACCTCCCCGCGTGACCTCCCCGCCGACGAGAACTTGCGGGTCGGCCCGGACGGCGACGCGTGGCTGTCGCAGGCGGCACTCGACGCGCTCGACGCCGACGGACCGCTCGTCGCGGCGTGGGGCACGCACGGCACCGAGCAGCGCGTCGCCGATGTGCTGACGCTGCCCGGCATGAGCCGCCTGTCGGCCCTCGCGGTCACCCGAGACGGTCACCCGGGCCACCCCCTGTACCTGCGCAGCGGGGCCCGCCCCGCCGACTGGTCGCCGCGGGGCGTCCGGTGACCGGCCCGAGCCGGCTGCCGCACGGATGGCACGCCCGTGAACCTCGCGCGCAGGCGGTCACGACCGGCGAGGCCGTCATCGAGGACGACGCACCCGATCCCGAGCCCCTGCCGAACCGCGCCGCGCGCCGCGCGGCCGCCCGCGCCCTGAGAAAGGAAAAGCAGCGATGAACCAACCGCAGGATGACCTCGCGCGCCCCCTGCCTGCCGAGCAGACCGCAGACGGCAAGACCGGCAGGCAGATCGCCACCGGCCCCGACGAGCATGACCTCGACGAGCTGACCGAGGCGCAGCTCGCCGAGCTGTTCGCGCCCGAGCACACCGAGGTCGAGCTGCTGCTGCTCACCGGATACGGCCGCCCCGCCGCCCGACGGCCGCAACACCTCGACGTGCACCGCGCGGTCGAGACCCTGCCCGGCGTCGACAACTACGACCCGGAAGGCAGGCTGATCCGACACCGCGCCGCGATGCGCCGTCACCGCCGGACCCGCGCGATCCTCGCCGCCGCGGCGGCCGCGCTCGGGCTGCTTGCCCTGGTCGCCCTCGCCCGGGGGCAGGCAGTCGTGTTCGGTTTCTCGCTCGTCGTCTCCGTGTTCCTCACCGAGACGGCCGCGCGAGTGGGCCGGTCGTACCGGGAAGCGGCGGAGCGCGCCCGCCGCGCCGAAACGCTCAGTACCCGGCGCCGCCGGACCGCGTGCTGCGCCGCATGGGTGTCCTCGGGCGGCGTCGTCCACGGGCAGCGCTGCGACGCTCGGTGGTGGTCGGCGTGAGGCTCCCCGGGCGCGTGTGGGTGCAGATCCACCGAGCGCAGAACCGAGTCCGCGACATCGCCGCCATGGCGGCCGGCTACTGCAACGACCAGCCCGGCGAGCCCGGCGGCGGATACCGACACTGGCGTTGCGCGCGGCGCCGTCGTCACCGCGGGCTGCACCGCTTCCGCAACTACGTCTGGGACGCGCAGGGCCGGACCGAGTACGCCCCGGTCGACGACTTCCCCTCGCAGCCGTGGGACCGCAACGGCACGCCGACCCGGCGGCAGGCGCGGCTCGACCAGGACCGCCGCCGCGCGGCCGCCGAGAAGCGCGCAGCGGCCCGCAGAGCGCGCCGCGACACCACCTGACACGACGACGGGGCGCCCCCTGCCTGCCAGCAAATCGGGGCGCCCCACGCGGTGTGATCACCCTACGCACCGCAGGAGAGACCCGCCATGAACAACACTGCCCCCGCCCGCACCACCGCCGAGAACCTGCAGCACGTCGTCGACCAGTGGGACTACCTGCGCGAGGCACTCGACACCACCGGCCCCGGTACCGCTTGGCCGCCGGCCCGGCCGGGTGCCGAGTACCTGCGCGCCCTCGACGACCAGGACGCCGCCGAGGTGTCCGCCGAGCAGTCCCTCGCCGCCGCGATCGCGCACGCCATCGCGCACCCGCAGCAGCTTGTGACCACCCGACACCCGAGCGGACAGCTCTACTACCGGTGCGCCCACTGCGAGCACGTCGGCGAGGGCGCCGCGCACCCCGTGCGCGAGGACCGCGACCCGGCGCAGCTCGGCGAACGCCCGGTGCCGCTGCGCCTGCACGTGGTGGACGCGTGCCGCATGATCGAGCTCGTGCTCGTCCGGCTCGCCGACGAGATCGCCGCCCGCGACGCGCATGACCCCGCGGACTGGCACAACGGGCGGCCCGAGGACCGGACCGCCCCGGTCGCCGCCGGGTGGCTACTGACCCGGATCGGCGACGGTCCGTGCTGCCCGACGCACGACACCGACCGGGCCCGCATCGCGGAACGGGCGCGGGAAGCTGCTGCGCGGATCGATCGGGTCCTCGGCACCGGCCGTATGTCGCGGGTCCTCGCCGGGATGCCGTGCCCGTGGTGCGCCGGCGATCTCGTCATTCACACCGAGGCGGGCACGGTCATGAGCGTGACGTGCGCGACCGGGCTGATCGACTGCAGCGCCCCGGTTCCCTTCGACATCGACCGGCGGGCGCGGGTGTGGGCGAGCGTCGAGCAGCTCGCCGCGCTGCAGCGGGCGATCGAGGCGGCCGAGCGGAAGCGGTCCGAGGCAGAGCGCCGGGCAAGGCGGACCGAGGACCGGCGCCGGCAGCGGGCTGCCGCGAAGGATCGGGCAGCGGCATGAAGTCAGGGGGCGAGCCACACCTCGGGCCCGCCCCCTCTCCACTCAATCAGTGCCGAGGTCTCGACGTCGGTCTCGTCGACGTCGTCGAGGCCGGCTCGGCGCAGGAACTCGGCGACGTCGCGAAGGTTGTGCGCGAGCCCGAGAATCTCGCCGTCAACCCGCACGCGCCGGCCGCCCGTGGGCGAGGGCGGGGAGACGATCACGGGCAGAGCAGCCATGATCCGAGCCTGCCCCGGGTCGGCGTCGGCCGCATCCGGACAGCGAGAAGCCCCCGGGCCCGATGGGGCGCGGGGGCTCGCGTGGGCGCCTCGGGCGAGAGCCCTACTCGGGGAGTTGCGCCGACAGGATCGCGGCCGCAGCATCGGCGCCGCCCGCCCGCTCGATCAGTTCACCGAGCTCGGCGGGCACGACTGCTGCCCGGCGCTGCCCGCGGCTGGTCAGGAAGTAGACACGCCGCAGCAACCGGACCGAGGCGAGCAGCTCGGACAGGTTCGCTCGCGCTTCGGCGATCGGGTGATCAGGGGCGTTGGTGTCCATGACGACTACTTTAGCGAATAGGCTTGATGTACATAAGGGCTCGATGTACATTCAGTTGGTCGGTGCTGACACACCGTCGCTTGCGCGGGGATTGGCCTACCCGGCGCCGTCAAGGCAGGCCCCAGGAGGAGAGATGGCAACCCGCATCCCGAGGCACGCCAAGTGCGTGTTCTACGCGACCGAGACCAAGATCCGGGAGGACGGAACGAGGTTCGCCGGGCGGGAGCAGCGGTCAACCACGTTCCGCGAGGCGCGACAGTTTCTTGATGGTCTCGGTGTTCCGGGAGGTGTCTCCGTCTGGCGTGCATCCAGCAACCTCACGGACGCATACGCGACGCGAGGCGCCGATGGTTCGTGGACGTCGCTCAATCGGCTCACGGGCACGTGGGAGCCGCTCAGCTAGTTTCGCCGGCCCCGCATAGGCAAGCCCATCGGCGCTCCCAGCGCCCCGGGCGCGCGGTTCGAATCCGCGGCGTGGGCACGCAGAAGGGCCCGGCGCTGTCACGCCGAGCCCGACCGCCGGCAGGTGCTGTCACACCTGCCGAACCGCCCGACCCCCTGCCAGTAACAGGAGAGTCAGACATGCTTGATCGTATCCGGGGCCATCGCCCCTCGCCCTCGGCCCCGCGTGACCCCGAGGCCGACGCCGTACTTCGGCAGATCCTCGCTACCCCGAGCCTTGCCGCGCAGATGCTCACGGCCGCCGCCGACCACCTCGACAAGCACAAGCCGACCGACGAACTCTCGGTTGCCGGATGGGCCCGCGCGTTCGCTCTCGCCGACGCTCGCGTGCTCACCGGCTACCCGCAGGCCGTCGCTCAGCACGCCGGCCGCCGCGCGATGCGCGCCCTGCGCTCGGACATGTGGGACAGCGCCCGCACTCGCGGCGAGTGGGCCCTCTGCCTGCGCGACATCGCCCGGTCCGTCTGATGAGCGCCGAGCAGCCCACGAAAGCCGAGCGCGTCGCCGCTCTGCACCGTGACGCAGCAGCCGACTACGCCACCGGGCAGGACCCCGCCCGGCAAGAGGCCGCCCGCAATCAGCTCGCCGACGCCCGCGAGCACGCCGCCGAGTCGGCCGGCGCGTGGCGCTCGACGTACTGACCACCGAACCGGCCGGACCCGGGCGCACCCCCCGCCCGGGTCCGGCCACCATCGGGAGAACTCCAGTGCCCCGCACTCCACTTACTCGCCTGCAGCGGCGGCTCGCCTGCGCCGTGGTCGGCGGCTCCGTTGTGATCGCCTCGATCGGGTTCGTCGGCTCGTACGCCGCAGTGCGCGACCTCGCCGAAGAGAAGGAGTTCGGCACGTTCGCGCACGTCTTCCCGATCGGGATTGACGCCGGGATCTTCGTGCTGTTGTGCCTCGACCTGTTGCTGTCGTGGCTGCGCATGCCGTTCCCCCTGCTGCGCCATACGGCGTGGCTGCTCACGGCGGCGACGATCGCGTTCAACGCGTCGACGGCGTGGCCCGATCCGGTCGGCACCGTCATGCACGCCGTGATCCCCGTGCTGTTCGTCGTCGTCGTCGAGGCGGCCCGCAACGCGGTCGGCCGGCTCGCGGACATCACGGCCGACCGGCACATCGAGCCCGTACGTCTGTCGCGCTGGCTGCTCTCCCCGCTGCGTACGTTCCTGATGTGGCGTCGCATGAAGCTCTGGGAAATGCGCTCGTACCGCGACGTGATCCGCTTCGAGCAAGAGCGCCTTGTGTACCGGGCGCAGCTCCGAGCGGAATACGGGCGGAACTGGCGACGGAAAGCCCCGGTCGAGCGGATGCTGCCGCTGCGCCTGATGCGGTACGGCCGACCCCTCGACGACGATGCGCCCGAGCACGACCTCGGGTTCGACGCGGCGGCAGCCGAGGCGCTCGCGATTGCTCCCCCGGATCCGGCCGCACCCTCGGCGGCACTGGCGGCCGCCCCGCTCGGACCCGCCCCTGCGTACGCGGCAGCACCGCCTCGGTTCGAGGTCCACACGCGGATCCCGGATCCGGATCCCAATCCCGATCCGGACGTGCGCCCGCTCCCCGACCCGGACCCGGACCCGGACCCGAATCCCGAGCCGGACCCGGACCCCGAGCCGGACCCGGACCCGGACCCCGAGCCGGACCCGGACCCGGACCCCGAGCCGGACCCGGACCCGGACCCGGACCCGGACCCGGACCCCGAGCCGGACCCGGACCCCGAGGCGGAGTTCGCGGCGCTGCTGCAGCGGGCCCGCGAACTGGCCAAGACACAAAAACTCACGATGAAGGGCGCCCGTCGGCACTTCCACATCGGACAGCCGAAAGCGACACGGCTGATCGCCGCGCTCAAGGCCGAGGCCGCGCCGCCCCGCGAACCCGAGGACACACCATGACCGACGCCACTGACGAGCAGTCGCCGCAGCCCGCCGTGCCCGACCAGGACGCGCCCCCGCGCCCCGAGTACGCACCTACGGCACCGCAACCCGAAACGGTGCCGGTCGTCGAGGACCCGGGCTCGCCGGCTCGTTCTCGGGTGCGCCGGATCAGGATCCGCGACTACCGGCTGCCGCAGAGCGACTTGAGCCCTGCGGGCGACCCGCGGCACCCGAGCCCGAGCCCGAGCCCGGCCCCGAGTCCGAGTCCGGTCCCGAGTCCGGTCCCGAGTCCGGTCCCGAGTCCGGTCCCGAGTCCGGTCCCGAGCCCGGGTGCGGGTGCGGGTCCGGTCCCGAGTCCGAGTCCGAGTCCGAGTCCGGATGCGGGCCCGAGTCCGGACTCGGGACCGGATGCGGGTCCGGATGCGGGTCCGGATGCGGGTCCGGATGCGGGTCCGGGTCGCTCGCTCGCCGTGCGCAAGCGCCGCAACCGAGCACCCGCGGAGCCGGACCCGGACTCGACCGACGAGATCCGCGCGGCCGCCGACGACGTCGCCGACGTACTGCTCGCGGATCCGCTGCAGCGGCAGCGCGTCGTCAACGTCGTCTACAACCACGCCGCCGCAGCCCTCGGGCAGGCGGCCGGAGTCCTCCCGTGGATGCGCGACTCACTCGACTACTACGGCCAGCACGGCGGCACGGAGAACGGGGCGATCGTCGGCGTCGGCGTCATCGTCGTCTGCCTGATCTTCGAGATCCGAAGCCACCATTGGCGCGGCCGCAGCGCCCCCGTCGCCCTACGGCTCTGCGGCTGGATCGCCCGCGTGCCCCTCGCGTCCGCCGTGCTCGCTCTCGCCCTGTACTCGCCCGACACCCCTGACCTGTAAGGACACAGACAATGACGACCAATCTCGCAGCCGACGGCGGCGCGACCACGTTCTTCGCCGGGCTCGGGACCGGCGGTGTCGCCCTGGTGTTGACCGTCGCACTCGTCCTCGGCACCCGTAAGAAGGGGGCAGGGGCAGAGACGACGTTCTCTAAGGGGCTCGCGTTGACGCTCGGGCTCGCGGCCGGCGTCGTCTGGGCAGGCGCCGGGATCGTGTGGGGCATGCCCGACGACGTCGTACTGTCCGCGCTGCAGGCCCTCGGCGTCGGCCGTGCCGACGGGCCGCTCGGCAACGTCCAGATGCCCGCGATTGCCTGGGTCCTGGTCCTGATCGCCTACCTGGTCAAGCTCAAGCCGCGGTCGGCAGGCGTAACCGGCGTCATCATGGCCAGCGTGTTCAGCGTCGCCGGCGGGGCATGGGCCATCGTGGCGACCACGATCGGCGGATTCTTCCTCGGGCTCGCGGCATGAAGCGGCTGCGCACCGTGTGGACCGAGGCGGCCGCACCCATCGCCGCCGAGCGCGAGCTGCTGCGCGCCGTCGGTACCGGATCCGGCGCACTCGTCGCTCTGTGGTGGCGCTGGATCCGCAGCGCCGACGGCTGGGATTCGCTTTGGTACGGACTCGGTAGCGCGTGGGCAGTCGCCGCGCTCGGGTGGGCTGCGGCGCAGCACGCGCTCGTGATCCCCGTGCTCGTCCTCGCGTGGCTGCTCGGCGCTCTCAAGCTCGGCCGGACCGAGGACGACGCTCCCCCGGACAAGATCGAAAAGGGCGCGGGGGAGAGCGTCGCCCCCACCGTCGAGGACTCCCCCGAGTCGCCCCTCGCCCCGCCCACCGACCGCGAGTTCGTGCTCGGTCTCGCGACCCTGATCGGCACCCGAAACGGGGTGCTGCTCGCGACCGTGGTCGAGCACTTCCAAGAGGCCGGCGCACCGCCCGAGTGGGGCATCCCCGAGGTACGCGCACAGTGCACTGCCCTCGGGGTGCCCGTGAAGGAGCGCATCAAGGTGCGTGGGAGCACGTCCGTCGGGGTCCACCGGGACGGGCTGAGAGCCGCTCTCGACGCCGGTCTGCAGCCCGCCGGTAACCCCTCTCCCAGCGGTGAGCCCGACCCCCTCGCTAAGGCCGGGTAGTCGCCGGGTAGTTCCGGCTCTGACCTGCGGAAACTACCTGCCGACTACCTGCGATCCACCTGCCGAACTACCACCGAACTGCCCCACCCCGGGGCGCTCCCGAGAGAGGTTAGATGTGTCCTACCGCTATCGGTGCGGAACCTGCCGCGCCACGTCAGAGCCGGTCGCCACCCGACGGGCCGCGCGCGCAGAGCGGCGCTGGCACCGGGCCCGCGAGCACAGCGGACTCGTGCCCGACGACGAGTCGATCGAGCCGGACGCCGAGCACGGCGTCGGTACCGGCGGGCTGCTGCTCGCCGTCCTGGTCGGCGTGCTGATCGTCGAGGCGCTCGCCCGCATCACGAGCTGACGCAGTCCGGGGCGGCCGCCATCGGCCAAGACATCGGCCGCCCCGGTCCCATCCCGAACACGAGACAGGACCGCACATCATGGCACTTGAGAAGAGTCTGAGCACCGAAGAGTTGAAGCGCAGGAACGACGCGAGCAAGGCGAAGCGCGCCGAGGAGAAGAAGGGGAAGGGATCCGGCTGATCCGAGCAGCGGACCGGACCCGGATCCGTTCGCTTTTCTCTGGCGAATCGTCAACGAATCGCAGCAGAAACGCGAACGAATCCGTCACCGGAATATCCCGTATCCGCAGCTCACCGCATTCTGTCCCGGGGGGACTCCCTCGGGACTCGCGCGCGCGGGGTCCACTCCACTCCACTCCACCACCTATCGGGGGCGCAGGAGAGAGAGCGTCTGCAGGTAGCAGCACGCGCACCCGCGAACGGACTCACACACACGGACGCGCTTGACTCCAGACGATCACGTGTCGCATTCTTGGGCGCAGTTCCGCATGCCCGGAAACAGACCACCGCTCGGCCCCCGCCACCACGACGGGGGCCGTTCGCTTTCCACCCGACCGCCGCTCACGGCACGATGGAACCTCACCCGGAACCAGGGGGGTTCAGTGTTCGGCAGCAAGAAGACCGACGAAGAGAAGCAGGCCGCGAAGCAGCTCGGCCGCATCCGCACCGCGGCGGCCGCCGCCGGCGTCACCGTCATCGGTGCGAAGTTCCACCAAGCTGGGCAGGCACCGATCCCCGTCGAGGGATCGACCGTCACGATCGAACTCGGGGAGACGGCCCGTAAGCGGATCACCGCGACGCGCGTCGCCCTGACCGGGATCTTCGCCCTGTGGCTCAAGAAGGACGAGAGCAAGCTGTACGTAACCGTCGAGCACCCCGACGGCGTGATCCTCTATCCCGTCGCCGCGAAGAAGGAACCGCAGGCGCGGGTGTTCGCAACGCTCGTCAACGGCCGCTCAACCGGCGTCACCGCCGCCGAGTAGCCACCACCCCCGAGACCAACGCCCCCCGGATGACAGCGCCTCCGGGGGGCGTTGGCGTCACCCCGAGAGGTAGCTCATGCGCGTGCGCCTCACCGACGGAACCCGCAGGGTCGACATCCACACCGGGCCCGACGAGCAGCCCACCCTCGACCAGATCGAGGCCACCGCCGTACGACTGCTCACCGCCCTCGACCGCGAGCAGCCCGTCGACGACGAGCAGCACCGCACACCGATCGGATTCACGTCGCAGCCCAACCTCGACGGCGTCGCGCTCAGCGCCGACACCGAACGAAGCGACCAGGACGCGCGGCCCGAGCGCTACACCGAATGGGGCGACGACCGGACATGAGTGGACAGTGGGCAGACAGCACTCGACGCGACGAGCTGCCCGACGACTGGTACACCGTCATCCGGCCGTACGTCCTTCACCGCGACGAGCACCGTTGCCGATGGCGCGAGGGCCGCATCGTCTGCGGACACCATGCGAACCAGGTCGACCACATCGTGCCCGGCAACGATCACCGGTACGAGAACCTGCAAGCGCTGTGCGCCCACCACCACGCGGTGAAGAGCAGCCGCGAGGGCAACGCCGCCCGATGGCGCGAGACCGTACGACGACCGCCCGAGCGGCATCCCGGGCTGATCTGACGAGCGTCCCCGAAATCTGAGAGGCAGGGGTGGGGGGTGACTCCCCCTCCCCGCCCCTCACGGCGCTCGGGAGGTGCTGCGGGCCCGGTTCTGTACGGGTCTGGGGAAAACGACCACGTGGGGGCACGTGGGCGGCCCGCTGGCGGGCGGGCACGGATGCGGCAGGCTGATTTGATGGCGCGCGGTCGAGGGTCCGCAGATCGCCTCTCAGCCTGCCGCCGATCCGACACCAACTCGATATGCGCAGGTCAGGGCGCTAAAAGCGTACGCGGCTGTAGACTGGACCCATGAAGACGAGCCGCTGCTGCGAGCACTGCGAGGGGCCGATGCCGATCACGGCTCGGCGGCACGCACGGTTCTGCGAGCCGCGGTGCCGAGCCGCTGCTGCTCGTCGTCGGCGTACGGTCCCGGCCGAGCTGACCCGCCGGCCGCGCTGGATCCGGCACACCGCCCGTAAGGTCCCGTTGACGATCGGCGGCGCGACGGCGAGCAGCACGGACCCGTCGACGTGGTCGCGGTACAGCGAGGCTGCGGCGAGCGGCAAGGGTGCCGGCCTCGGGTTCGTTCTCAACGGCGACGGCGTCGTGTGCCTCGACCTCGATCACTGCCTCGACGAGCACGGCGAGCCGGCCGGGTGGGCGCGCACGATCCTCGACGCAGCCGGCCCGACATGGGTCGAGGTGTCGCGCTCGGGCGACGGTCTGCACCTCTGGGGATACGGAACTCTGCCGCACGGTCGGCGGATCACGGTCGGTGGCGGCGGCTCGGTCGAGCTGTACGGGACCGGCCGGTACATCGCGGTGACGGGGCGCACGTTCGGCGACACGCCGCAGCGCCTCGGCGAGCTGCAGCACGTAATCGACTCTCTGCTGTAGCGCCCCGACACGGGAGTGCTGCGGCACCCCGACACGGGAGGTACAGCCATGGCACGCCTGCAGATCCTCGAACTGCCCGAAGGTGTCGACGACGCGCGGCCGCCGTTCGTTCTCGTGGTCGACGAGAGCGCGCCGCACCGCGTGATCATCGGCATGGATCACGGCCGGGTGCGGGACCACTGGCAGGATGCTGCAACTCTGATCGGTGCGCGCGGCGCGATCGTCACCGCCGAGACGGTCGAGATTCCTGCGAACGATATGTCGGCCGAGTTCCGCGAGGGTGTGCAGCAACAGCTCGGCGAGATGTACGAGACGGCTCGGCGGTCTCTGTCGGAGTCGGATACGTTCGGGCACACGATGCTGCAGCGCGCCGAGAATGCCGAGGGGCGCTCGCGGGCGATGGAGGTGCAGCGGGACCGCGCCGCCCGTCGCGCCGAGCGGGCAGAAGCAGCGCATCGTGCAGCCGACAACATGGTGCGGGCGGTCTGCGAGGTGTTCGGCGGCCCGCATCAGGATCCGGTCGTGAAGGCGCGCGAGACGCTGGCACGCGCCGAGGCGGCCGAGGCCAAGCTGCACGCGTTCACCGAAGAGCAGCAGCGCGACCTCGCTACCCGCATGGACAAGATTACGGATGCGCTCGGGCTCGACCGGCTGCGCGACTGGGATGCCATCGTGTCGGCGATCCAGGAGCAGCGGCAGCGCGAGGCTGACGGCGGGCACCTTTTCGGCGGCCCCGGGTTCGAGGACCCGATGCGCTGTCAGCGGTGCGGCACCGACCGGACCGCGTGGGCCGTTCTGCGGACCGCGCCGACATGCGCCTCGGTGCAGGCGAGGAGCGGTGTCTGATGGCCGGCAACGGGCCGGCCCCGAAGCCGGCGGGGAGGAAGAGCCGGCGGAACTCCGATCCGATCCCGCAGACGGTACTCAGGTGGGAGCGTGCCGAGGCGCCCGAGCTGCCCGACTTCCGTATCGAGCGCGACGGCGACCTGGTCGAGTTCGTGTGGCCCGAGCGAACGCGCGAGTGGTGGCAGATGTGGATCGACAGTCCGCAGGCCGAGCACTTCGGTTCGTCTGACTGGCAGTACCTACTCGACACCGCGCTGATTCACGCGCGGCTGTGGCGGGGTGATCTGTCGGCGGCCGGCGAACTGCGGCTGCGAGTAGCGGCGTTCGGCGCGACGCCGGCGGACCGGGCGCGGCTGCGCATGGTGTTCGCCGAGGCGGACGGCGCCGACGGCGGCAGCGGCCGGTCGGGGGGCCCGTCCGCGCGCGAGCGGTACGGCGCGACAAAGCTGCGGTCACTGCCCGGCGGGAAGTCGGCCGCCGAGGAGTAGGGGGCCGGTATGCCGTGGCGCGGGCCCGAGTTCGAGGGCGAGCGCCCGACGTTGGGGTACTACGTTCTCGACTGGATGATCGAGAATCTCGCGCAGCCCGGCCGGGATGACGGCGAGCCGTTCGTGCCGTCGCAGGAACAGGCCGAGTTCCTGTGCGACTACTACGAGTTGCACCCGGTGACCGGCAAACGGATCGTGCACCGCGGGCTGCTCAGCCGGCCGCGCGGGTGGGGGAAGAGCCCGTTCGTCGGGGCGATCGCGCTCGCCGAGGCGTGCGCCGACGTCGTGCCGGACGGGTTCGACGCGTACGGCGAGCCGATCGGTCGGCCGTGGCACTCCATCCGTACGCCGCTCGTCCGTATCGCCGCGGTGACCGAGCAGCAGACCGACAACACGTGGGTGCCGTTGCTGGAGATGGCGCGGGGCGGCTCACTGTCGACGGACTACGGGCTCGAAGTTCTCGACACGGTGATCTATCTGCCGCGTGGGGAGATCAGCCCGATCACGTCGTCGGCTACCTCGGTCAAGGGCGACCCGGCGTGCTTCGCTTCGCTCGACCAGACTGAGGAGTGGAAGGAGTCGAACGGCGGCGTCAAGCTCGCCAAGACCCTGCGTTTCAACGCGGTCAAGCTCGGCGGCAGCATCATCGAGACGCCGAACGCGTACACCCCGGGCGAGGGGTCCGTCGCGGAGAACTCGGCGGCCGACTATCAGGCGATCCTCGACGGCCGGTCGCGGGCGCGCGGCATCCTGGTCGACCACCGGGAAGCGCCGGGCGACACAGACATGACCGACGAGCAGTCGCTCGTCGCCGGGCTGCGTTACGCGTACGGGGACAGCAGCGACCACCCCGACGGGTGCGTGTTGCACGATCCGCCGTGCGCGCCGGGGTGGTCGCCGATCGAGGGGATCACCGGGGCGTTCTGGGACACCTCGAACGAGCCGCAGGATCTTCGGGCTGACTTCCTCAACCAGATCACGCACGCTGCGGACGCGTGGCTGTCGCAGCCCGAGGTGCGGGCGGCGACCGACCTCGACCGGGTGGTCGAGGACGACGACCGGATCGTGCTCGGGTTCGACGGCTCGCGGAAGCGGTCGCGAGGGGTGACCGACGCGACGGCGCTGATCGGCTGTCGGCTCAGCGATGGCCACCTTTTCGAGATCGGGGTGTGGGAGCAGCCGAAGGGGTGGAAGCCACCGGCAGGCGAGCCCGGCGAGGGCTGGCAGGTGCCGGTCGTCGAGGTGCTCGCGAAGGTTCACGAGACGTTCCGCCGGTACGACGTGGTCGGGATGTACGCCGACCCCGCGAAATGGGAGTCGCACGTCGCGGACTGGGAGGCGGCATACGGGCCGCAGCTCAAGGTGCAATCGACTCGGAACCACCCGATCGAGTGGTGGATGACCGGCGGCCGGTCGACGCTGATCGTGCGGGCGCTGGAGAAGTTCCACACCGCGCTGACCGAGTGCGAGCTGACTCTCGACGGTGCGTCGGCGCTCGTGCGGCATCTGCTCAACTCTCGTCGCCGCAAGACCCGTTCGGGGATCCAGATCATGAAGGCCAACCCGGACAGCCCCGACAAGATCGACGCCGCGATCGCCGCCGTCCTCGCCTGGCAGTGCCGCCTCGACGCGATCGCGGCCGGCCTCGCTGTCGAGCCCGAGGAAATGGGCGGATTCACGTTCTGACCGACGAGCCCGGAAGGGGGCGACGACGTGCTCGACGACACCCCGGACAGTCCTGATTGGTGGCTGCTGCGGCTCGGCCGGAAGATGCGCAAGCGTGAGCGCCGGCTCGACGAGTGGTGGCGCTACTACCGCGGGCGGCCGCCGCTGCCCGAGCTGCCCTCGAACGCGCAGCAGGCGTTCATCGACTTCCAGCGGAAGAGCCGGACGAACTTCTGCGGGCTGATCGCCAACGCGTCCGTGCACCGGCTCAACGCGCTCGGCGTCACCGGGCCGGACGGCGAGCCGGACGACCGGGCGTCTCGGTGGTGGCAGCAGAACCGGCTCGACTCCCGGCAGAAGCTCGTATGGCGGGCGGCGATGTCGCAGAGCCTCGGGTACATGCTCGTCGGCGAGCACCCGACCCGGACCGAGGACAACGGGCGCCCGTCGCCGCTCATCACGGTTGAGCACCCGCGCGAGTGCATCGTCGAGACCGACCCGGAAACGGGCGAGCCGTACGTCGGGCTCAAGGCGTGGCACAACGACGTCGACGGGCACGGGTACGCGGTCGTCTTGTTCGACGACGTGCGGTTCCCGTACCGGACGACCGAGCGGTGCGGGAAGCGGCTGCCGTGGGGGCCGGATTCCTGGCAGTGGATCGGCGGCGACCAGGGCGAGCCGCACGACCTCGGCATGTTGCCGCTCGTCGAGTTCGCTCGGATGCCGGACCTCGGGGAGGATCCCGAGCCCGAGTTCGCCGGGGTGCTCGACATTCAGGACCGGCTCAACATGGGGATCCTGAACCGGATGGCGACGAGCCGGAACTCGGGTTTCCCGCAGAAGTGGATCAAGGGGCACAAGTTCGCGAAGCGGCGAGACCCTGAGACGGGGATCACGGTGGTCGAGCAGCCGTTCATCCCGGGGCCCGGCGTTGTGTGGGCGAGCGAGGGCGAGCAGGCGCAGTTCGGGCAGCTCTCCGCGACCGACCTGAGTGGCTTCCTTAAGGAGCACGAGAGCGACGTGCGCGACATGCTGATCTTGTCGCAGACCCCCGCGTACTACTACGCGGGACAACTCGTGAACATCGCCGCGGACACGATCGGGGCGCTCGACATCCTGCACGTGGCGAAGATCCGCGAGCACATTGCCGCATTCGGCGAGGGACTCGAAACGGTCATGGCGCTCTGCGCCGCGCAGGCCGGCGTCCCCGAGGACTACACCGAGGCCGAAGTGCGCTGGGCAAATCCGGCGCACGCCTCCCTCGCCGTCAAGGCGGACGCCGCGACCAAGCTCAAGAGCATCGGCTATCCGCTCGACGTCATCGCCGAGGAGATGGGCGAGAGCCCGGCGCGGGTACGCAGGATCACGGCGGGCGCCGCCTCGCAGGCGCTGCTCGCCGCCTCGCTGCTGCCCGCACCGGGCACCGCGCCGACGGCGGGCAACCTGCCGGACGACGACACCGACGGCGGGGTGCTCGATGGGTGAGGCGCTGCAGGCCGCTCTCGCCGAACGATACGACTCGCTGTCCGCCTCGCTGCGCGACCGGCTGATCGGGTTCGTCCTGGACGCGTTCGACAGCCTCGGCAGCTACCGCGACGCCGACGCCGCGCTGTTCATCGAGCGCGTGCTGCCGATCGTCCTGGGCGTGCAGCAGCAGCTCGGGCAGATCACCGACGCGTACCTCTCGGCGGTGATCGCGGACATGATGGGCGGCGCTGCGGCCCCGGCCGGCGTGGCTGTCGCCGAGGAACTGCGCGGGGTGCCGCCCGAGGACGTCTACCGGCGTCCGTTCGTGCAGGTGTGGACGGCTCTTTCCCGCGGGCACGATGTGGTCGACGCGATCGGGCAGGGCCGTACGCGGCTGCTGTCGATCACCGAGACCGATCTGCAGCTCGCCCGCACCCATGCGGCGCGGGACTCGATGGAGCGGGGCGGGGCCCGGTACTTCCGCCGCCGGCTGTCGTCGGGGAAGAACTGCGCGCTCTGCACCATCGCCTCGACGCAGCGGTACCGGGTCGAGAACCTGATGCCGATCCATCCGGGCTGTCATTGCAAGCCCGAGCCGCTGCCGGGCAACCGGGATCCGGGGCACGTCATCGACGAGCAACTGCTGAAGGACGCGCACGCCGCGATCGCCCGCGACCTCGGCGAGTCCGACGCCGGCGGCCGCGCCCCGGACTATCGCGAGGTGATCATCACGCGCGAACACGGTGAGTATGGGCCGCTGCTCGCGGTCCGCCGACAGAACTTCACGGGCCCGGATGATCTTCCGAGCCCGTGAACCAATCTGCGGGGAAGCCTAGTTCTCTTCCTCCGATTCAGCCGTGACGACCAGCGACCGCGGGTTCTGGCGGCGGCGCGTCAGGTTCTTGTTGTCGTTGTAGCGCCCCATGACGTCGCCTTTCTGCGGCGTCTTGTTCGGCCGGTCGACCTCCTCCAACGCGCGAACGTCGGCGCGCTCGTCTGCTGACGCGCCGTCTCGGAGTACGAGAACGACGACCTCTCGCGCATCACACATCGGGCTGTCGCAGTACAGCTCAAGTCGACCCGGGTCGTCCGGCAGGTCGCCGAACGCGAGGATCGCTGTTTTCTCCCCGCAGAAGTAGCAGGGCAGCGTCTGACCGGTGCCCTGCCGTCGGGCCCATGGCGTTGCATCGGCGTCCCACTCAGCGCGTTCGGTCACGTACGACCCCCATACCTGCAGCGACCCGACGGTCGGCTGCGTTTTCGCTTCGGCCCGCACGGGCCGGAGATCCGCGAAGCGCGGACCTCGACGTAATTCTCGCGCCGACACGGCGCACAACTGCCTACCCGACACGGGAGATTCAGCCATGCGTGCACGCACCCTGCCCACCCTGCCCGGCATTCGGTCGGGGTGGCTCCACCTCTACCCGAGCACTCCGTTCTCGCCATTCCACGCGGACGGCGGGGAAGGCGGCGAGGGCGACGGCAAGGGCGGCAAGCCCGAGGCCGACGACAAGGGCGGCAAGGGGGAAGGCGCCGACGACAAGTCCGACACGGGCGACTCGGAGGCGGAGAAGCACAAGGCGCTTTCGCGCAAGTGGGAGGCGCGCGCAAAGGAGAACGCCGCCAAGGCGAAGGAGCTCGACGAGCTCAAGGCCGCGAACGCCACCGAGACCGAGAAGGCGATCGCCGAGGCGGTGAAGAGCGCGGTCGCCGAGGAGCGCTCGGCGGGCGCGGCCAAGCTCGCCCGGCAGGTGTTTCTCGCCGGGGCGGCCGGCCGGCTGGAGAGCCCGGCCGACGTCGTCGAGGACGTGAACCTGTCGAAGTACATCGACGCGAACGGGGACGTCGACGAGGACGGTCTCGCGAAGCTGATCGACCGGCTCGCGCCGAAGAGCAAGGGCGACGGCGAGGGCAGCGAGGGCGACGGCGGCGACCAGGGCGGCGGGGGCGACACGCGCCGCCGGACCCGAGGAACCGGCTACCAGGGCACCCGGCAGCGCAACGGCGGCGGCAGCGGCGGCTCGGTGGCCGAGGGGCGCGACCTCTATAAGCAGCTGCTCGGCGGCGGCGACAAGACCTGATGATCCGGGAGGGATCACAACATGGAACTCAGCATCAAGACGCAGACGTTCGGCAACGACGATCAGTCGTGGCTCGGCTCCGAGCACGGGACGCAGGCGACCGAGACGATCGTGCTCGACACCTCGACGTTCACGCCCGGGACGCACTACCCGGAAGGGTTCTTCAAGAGCGGGATTCCGCTCGGCCAGATCACGGCCGGCGGCAAGTACGGGCCGTACTCGGCCGGTGCGTCCGATGGCAGGGAGACGCTCGTCGGGTTCCTGTACGCCGCGGTTGCGGCCCCGGCGGTCAACACGGTGGACCCGGCCGGCGCGCTGTTCACGCACGGCAAGGTTCGCGAATCGCGGCTGCCCGTCGGTGTCGACGCGGCCGGTAAGACCGACGTCGCCGGTTCGATCCGGTTCGTCTGAGAGGGAGTGGAATAGATGAGCTGGGTTCTTGACACAGAGTTCATCGAGCCGACGCAGCTCACCGGGCTGATTCGTGCCGCGCTGGCGGATCAGCAGGTGAACCGGTTCCGGCTGGCGCGATGGCTGCCGAACGTCGAGGTCGACGACATCACGTACGAGTTCGTGAAGGGCGGCGGCGGTCTCGCCGAGACGGCGTCGTACCGGTCGTGGGACACCGAGAGCAAGATCGGTCGCCGTGAGGGGATCGGAAAGGTCATGGGCGAGCTGCCCCCGATCTCCGAGAAAATCCCGCTCAACGAGTACGACCGGCTGCGGCTGCGCAAGCTCAACCGCGAGGACGCGCTGCCGTTCATCGCCCGCGACGCCGCTCGCCTCGCGCGGAACATCGCCGCCCGGTTCGAGTACGGGCGCGGGAGCGCCCTGGTCAACGGCACCGTTCCGGTGCCCGAGCTGAAGACGACCGTCGACTTCGGGCGGACCGCCTCGCACACGGTCGTCGCCGCGGTGCTGTGGACCGACTACGCGGCAGCCAAGCCGCTGACCGACCTGCAGTCGTGGGTGCAGACCTACGAGGACACCAACGGCGAGACGCCGGCGGTCATCCTGATGCCCAAGGCGGTACTGCAGCACATGCAGCAGTGTGAGCAGGTGATCAGGCAGGTCTACCCGCTGGCCCCGGCCGGTACCGCGCCGATGGCGACGGTCGACCAGGTCAACGGCGTGCTGGCCTCGATGGGGCTGCCGCCGATCGAGCTGTACGACGCCCGGGTGAAGGTGGACGGCGTCGCGACCCGGATCACGCCCGGCAACGCGATCGCGCTCCTGCCCGAGCCCGGCAGCCCGACGGCGGCGCAGCCGACCGACCTCGGCGCGACGCTGCTCGGCACGACCGCCGAGGCGCTGGAAGAGGACTACGGGCTGCAGGCGAGCGAGCAGCCCGGCATCGTCGCGGGCACGTGGAAGACCAAGGATCCGGTGCGGCTGTGGACGCACGCGGCCGCGGTCGGCATCCCGGTTCTGCGCGAGCCGAACCTCACGTTCAAGGCGCAGGTGCTCGCATGAGTAGGCGACTGATCGCGCACGTGCACGTCGACGGTGTCGCCTACGGGCCCGACGACGAGATCCCGGCGCGCGTGCTGCGCCGGATCGGCGACCACGCGTTCGCCGCCCCCGACCAGGACGACGACGCCGGCTCGGGCGACGACGACCAGGACGACGGCGGCTCGGGCGGCGGCGACGGGGCGCCGCCGCGGTCCGGGCGCGGCTCGGGCGTCGAGGCGTGGCGCGAGTTCGCCGAGCAGCACGACGTCGAGGTGCCGGCGGGTGCGACCCGCGACGACATCATCGCGGCGTGCGAGGCGGCCGAGCTCGTCGAGCGAGAGGAGTAGCGGGCGTGGCGGCGTTCGCGACGGTCGAGGACTACGAGAAGCGCGCCGCCGTCACCCTGCCCGCAGGGAGTCCCCGGCGGGCGCAGGTCGAGGTCTACCTCGACGACGCGTCGGCGCTCATGCGCGGGAAGATCCCGGCCGGGTTCACCCCGCCCGAGGAGACGACCCGGGCGATCGCCGTCGCGGTGACCCGCCGGGTCATCGCGAACGGCGGCGGATACCGGCAGCGGACGATCGGCCAGTATTCCGAGACGCTCGGCGAGGCGGGCGGGCTGTACCTCACCGAGGACGAGATCGACCAACTGCAGCCCGAGGACGACACCGACCCGGACGCCGACGCCGCGTACTCCGTCGAGCTGCTCGACCGCAGCCCGCACGGGTGGCGGGACGACCCGGCCGACTTCTGCCGGCGGCTGCTGTGATCTCCGACGATCTGCTGCCCCACGTGGTCGAGGTCGAGCACCCCGGCAGCAAGACGGACCGGTACGGCAACACGGTCGACGACTGGTCGGCGTCGACGCGGGTCGAGGTCGCCGCGTGGCTGCAGCAGAACACCGGGGCCGAGGACACCGAGCGGCGCAGTGCACAGATCGGCGAGTGGCTCATGCTCTGCAACCCGTGGACGACCGGCGGGGCCGAGCTCACGGTGCACGGCGCGGCCCGGGTCCACTGGAACGGCGCGCAGTTCGAGGTGATCGGCCCGCCCGGTCCGGCGTACGAGCCGGCCGCGCTCCACCATTTCGAGATCAGGCTCAAGACAGTCGAGGGGTGATCGTATGCGTATGGTCCCGAACCGGCGGGGCATCGCTTCGTTCCTGCGGAGCGCGGAGACGCGGGAGCTGATCGAGCGGAAGACCCGGGCGGCCGAGCGCGCGGCGGCCGCCGACGGCGGGCAGTTCCGCACCGACGTCGAGACCGGCGGCCGCCGGGTGCGCGGTGCCGTCATCGGCGACTACGAATCCGACAGCATGGAGTCGACGCGGGCGAAGCTGCTGCGCGGCCTCGACGGCGCCCGCGGCGCGGACTGATGCCGGAGCCGATCGCCTTTCCGGACTCGGTCGAGGTATACGCGCGATACCTCCGCGAGGCGTTGGCGGCCCGCGGCGATCCGGTCCAGACCGGTACGCGGGTGCCGACGCCGCGGCCGCGCCGGTTCGTGACCGTGCACCGGATCGGCGGCACCCGCCTTGACGTCGTCACCGACCGGCCGCGCCTCGATGTGCACTGCTGGGGCGCCACCGAGGACGAAGCCGCCGATCTGGTCACGGTCGTGCGCGCCCTCGCGTTCGCCGCCCCCGGATGGCGCGGCGCGGTCGTCTACGACGTCGCCGAGGTCGGCGGCCCGAGCCTGCTGACGGACAGCGAGACATCCCTACCGAAGTACGCGCACGCCGTCGAGGTCTCGATACGCGGTGCGCTCCTGATCTGACCGGCTCACCCGCCGTTGACCACTCGCCCCCGCGCCGCCTCGGCTCGGGGGTTCTTTCATGGAGGTTCGCCGTATGAGCACCCCGACACCCCCCTCCCTGGAGGCGGGGCTCCGCAATGAGCTGATCCGCAAGCAGTTGGTGCAGGCGGTCTACGCGGCCGACTACTCCGCTGCCGCGATCACCGCACCGTTCGACCCGGCGACGGGCGCGCTCGTCGAGATCCCGTCCGCGTACGTCTCGGTGGGCTACACCACTGACGACGGGCTGACGTTCGCCTCGGATCTGTCCATGACCGATGTCACGAGCTCGCAGGCGGTCGAGCCGACCCGGTCCGACGTCGAGTCGGACATCATCACCGCGCAGTACGCCCCGCAGGAAACGAACGCGGCGACGGTCTCGCTGTACGAGGGGCTGCCGCTGGCTGGCGACGGGGCGCTGCCCGAGATCGGTACCGCTTGGGCGTGGGACCGGCCGTCGCAGCCGATCAACCCCTATCGCCGGCTGCTGTTCATCGGTCTGGACTACTCCGACACGGGAGAGGCGATCTACATCGTGCGCCACTTCCCGCGGGCCCGGCTCACGGGCAAGGACGACGAGCAGTGGGCGCGTAGCGCGGAGACGCAGCGCCCCGTGACGTTCACCGGCTACCGCGATTCGGTGCTGCAGACGGCATCGAGCACGTGGATCGACGGTCCCGGGTGGCGCGCGCTCGCCACTCCCTGACCCTCCCCCGGAACGGGCGGGGGCGGCGGTTCTGGGTGAGCGACGCCGCCCCCGCCCTCACATGCTCACCCGCAGCTCACCCGAGGAAGAGAGACACCATCATGAGCAAGCCCAACAAGGCCCGGTTCCGTCTGTCCGCCGTCAAGGCCAGTTACGCCGAGGCGGTCGGCGGCGAGCTCGTCGAGGTCGAGACGGACGACGGGAAGACGTACACCTTCCCGCACCCTCTGTTCACCGACGACCAGCGGAACAAGGAACTCGAAGCCGCCGAGGGCGACAGCGGTAAGGCGCGCGTGCTGCTCGGCGACCAGTGGGACGCGTACATGAAGAGCGGCGGCGACGCCAACGGTCTGATGCTCGTCTACATGGCGGTTCGCGCAGAGTCGCAGGACACCATGGGAAAGCACCGGCCGCCGCGGCGGTAGCTGACGGCGGTGCCGAGGACGTAGAGCAGCTCGTCACGTACACCGTGCTCGACGTCCTCGGCGACTACCCCGAGGCGGTCGAGGCGGACCTCGCGCACCACTATCCCGAGTACGGGGCCGGGGGGCCCGTCGCCGCGTACTGGCGAGGCGAGATCACCCTGCGGTGGCTGCGCGTCATGGTCGAGGGGCTGCCGCCCGACGGTGCGGTCGCCCGCGCTGCCCGCGGCCACCACTGGACGCAGGCTGACTATCACCGGGCCGACGACGTCGATCTGCTCGGCCGGCTCGTGACGGCGTTCCTGAACGTCAACCGGGCGGAGAACTCCCCCGAAATGCCGTACCCCGAGCCGGTGTGGCGGCCGGGCGACCCGGTGCCCGAGGACCCCGCAACGGCTGCCGAAGAGAAGCGGCTCGCAGCCCGCCGGGCGTTCGAGCACATCAACGCGCAGGTGCGTCCCGAGAAGAGGTGATCTGCGTGCCGGTCGAGGTCGGTGTCGGGTACGTGTCCGTGGTGCCCGAGACTCGCGGGTTCGGCCCCGAGCTGCAACGGCAGATCACCCGCCCGTCGGCGGACGCCGGTCAGGCTGCAGGGCGGGAGTCCGGTTCCGGGTTCCTCGGCGGGATCGGTGGCGTGCTCAAGGCCGGTATTGCCGGGGTCGCGGCCGGCGCGGGCGCGTTGTTCGCGGTCGGCTTCACCGAGGCCGCGGCGCAGGACAAGAGCAACGCGAAACTGGGCGCACAACTCGGGCTGACCGAGAAGGAGTCGGCACGGCTCGGCAAGGTCGCCGGGTCCGTGTTCGGCAAGGGCTACGGCGAGAGCATCGACCAGGTCAACGACTCGCTGCGCGGCCTCGCGCAGAACGGCGTCGCGGCGGTCAACGCCCCGAAGAAGGATCTTGCCGCACTCAGCAAAAGCGCTCTGAACCTCGCGGAGACGTTCGACGCCGATGTCGGCGAGTCCGCGAAGGCGGCCGGGCAGCTCATCAAGACCGGGCTAGCCAAGGACGGCAAGCAGGCGTTCGACCTGATCACGGCCGGGTTCCAGTCCGGCGCGGACAAGTCCGGCGATCTGCTCGACACGCTGAACGAGTACGGGACGCAGTTCCGTAAGGCCGGCCTTGACGGCGCTACGTCGATCGGGCTGATCTCGCAGGCGCTGGAAGCCGGGGCCCGCGACGGCGACATCGCCGCCGACGCGATCAAGGAATTCTCGATTCGCGCGATCGACGGGTCGGACGCGACCGCCGACGGGTTCAAGATCCTCGGGCTGTCGTCCGACACCATGGCGAAAAAGTTCGCCAAGGGCGGGGCATCGGCGGCGTCCGCGCTCGACGTGACGCTCGACAAGCTGCGGGCGATCCCCGACCCGGTGAAGCGGAACGCCGCGGCGGTCGCGCTCTTCGGAACGCAGAGCGAGGACCTCGGCGAAGCGCTGTTCGCTATGGACCCCTCGACGGCGGCCGCCAAGCTCGGCACGGTCGGGGGTGCCGCCGAGAAGATGGGCAAGACGCTCCACAACACCGCGCTGCAGCCGTTCGAGGTGTTCAAGCGGCAGGCGCTGCAGGGGCTCGCGAACGTTGCGGACAAGTACGCGCTGCCTGCGGCGGCACGCCTCGGCAACGCGCTGCTGACCGACGTCCTGCCGCCGATCAAGACTGTCGGCCGTGTGGCGATGGGTGTGCTTGTGCCCGCCGTCCAGGAGACCGGCCGGGCGTTCTCTGCCGGGATCGGGTGGCTCAAGGAGTACGGGGCGTGGTTCATCCCCGTCGGCGTGGCGGTCGGCGGGCTGACGGTGCTGCTGTCCGCGAACGCGATCGCCACCGGCGTGGTAACCGGGGTGTTCAGCATCTATCGCGGGGTGCTCCTCGCGGCGGCCGCGGTCACACGCGGGTACGCCGTCGCGCAGGGAGTCCTCAACGCCGTTATGACGGCGAACCCGATCGGTCTGATCGTCGTCGGGATCGCCGCGCTCGTCGCGCTGCTCGTCGTCGCCTACAACAAGTCGGACACCTTCCGGGGCATCGTGCAAGCCACGTGGGCCGGGATCCAAGCCGGCTGGTCCGTGCTCTGGAACGGCTACCTGCAGCCGGGCATCAACGGGTTCATGACCGGGCTGCGCGCGGTCGGAGCTGCCGCGTCGTGGCTGTGGGGCACGGTCCTTTCCCCCGTGTTCGGGTTCATCGGAACGGCCGCGAAAGTGCTCTTCACCGCCATCGTGGTGATCGCGGTCCTGCCGACGGTCGCCGCGCTCAAGGTTCTCGGCGCGGTCGGCTCGTGGCTGTGGGATGAAGCGCTGGGGCCGTCGTTCCGAGCCATCGGCTCGGGCGCCATGTGGCTCTACAACAACGCGATCAAGCCCGTCGGAACCTATACCGTCGCTGCTCTCAAGGGAGTTGGCGGGGCCGGGACGTGGCTGTGGAAAAACGCCCTCGAACCCGCTTTTCGGGGCATCGGGGCCGGTGCCGTGTGGCTCTACAACAACGGCATCAAACCGCCGATTCAGGCAGGCGGAACAACGCTGCGGGCGCTCGGCGCGGCCGGTAAATGGCTGTGGAACGATGCGCTTTCCCCCGCCTTCCGATCCATCGGGTCGGGCGCGGTGTGGCTGTACGACAAGGGGATAAAGCCGCCCCTGGACAAGGCTAAGTCCCTGGCGAACAGTCTGGGTAAGGCGTTCATGACCGGGGCCGACGTCATCGGCGAGGCAATGAACTCGATCAAGGACAAGGCGAAGAAGCCAGTCGCGTTCGTGATCGACACCGTATACAACAAGGGAATTCGGGGTGTCTGGAATGAAGTAGCAGGCGCATTCGGGGCCCCGAAGTTGGACTACTTCAAGGGGTTCGCCCGAGGCGGGATTCTGCCCGGTCAATCATCTTGGCGGCAGGGCGACAGCCACCTCGTGCCGATGCGGTTGGGTGAGGGTGTCGCGGTGTCCGAGGCGATGCGCGATCCGTACGAGCGGCAGCGGTTGCTCGCGGTGAATCAGGCGGCGATGCGCGGCCAGTCCCTGCGCCCGTTCCAACAGGAAGGGTTTGCGAAGGGCGGCATTTTCGACTGGGTCAAGTCGACCGCGTCGAAGGGGGTCGACTTCGCGAAGTCGGGGGTTTCCTGGCTGAAGGACGGAATCAAGGCCAGTGCTACGGCCGGGCTGAACCGCATTGTGCGTCCGCTGATCGACAAGATTTCCGGGTCGGAGTCGCTGTACCGGGACATGGTCAAGGGTGTTCCGGGAAAGATGATTTCCTCGATCCTCGGGTACTCGGGCAAGGCGGATGCCGAGCTGGAGAAATCCGGAATCGGCGGCCGGGGATTCGCGGCCGGGCTCTCCTGGGCGCGCACTCAGCACGGCAAAAAATATCAATGGGGGGGCAACGGCAACCCGTCATGGGATTGCAGCGGGCTCACGTCCGCTATCGAGTCCGTCGTGCGAGGCGAGCGTCCTCACAGGCGCTGGGCGACCGGTGCCTTTTCCGGGGCGCAGGCGCCGCCGGGATGGGTCCGGAATGCCCGCTCTCCGTACATGATCGGCATCACGAATAGCGGGGTAGGCCACACCGCGGGCACGATCAACGGTGTCGACGTGGAATCGCGCGGCGGTGACGGTGTCGTGATCGGCCGCAGGGCGCGCTCGTATCGCGACTCGATGTTCACCGACGTGTACGGGCTCAAGGGGTACTCGCGGGGCGGCCGCCCTCGCCCGGGTGAGTGGGCGTGGACGGGCGAGAACGGACCGGAGTTGATCCGCTTCGGCGGCTCGTCGCAGGTGTTCGATGCCGACGAGTCGCAGCGCATCGCCGCCTCGCAGGTGGGCGCCGGGCTGATCGGCGCACTGGCCCCCACGGCGAGCGCAGCGCACCGCAGGCGCCCGCCGGCCACCGCGCGGGCAGCTCGGCCGCAGGCCGAGGGCGGGCGCGGCGACACGTACAACATCTATCCGCGCACGCTCGATATGACCGTCGACGACCTTGAGCTGCTGCAGCGTCGGCAGGACGCTCGCGCCCGGGTGGGGAGGCCACACTAATGCCGCTGATCACCGCGCCGGTTACCTCCCCGCCGGTCACCGAGCCGCCGGGCGGGGGCCCGCCGATCCGTCTGCCGGAGATCGGGTACGCGACCGTCCGGTACATCGACCCGGCGGGCACGGTATGGCCGCTCACGGACGAGCCGGCCGGGTGGTTCACGCTCGCCGACGGCGTCTCGGGTCTCGGGGCCGCGTCCTACGTGCTGACCGCAGACGCGCACCCGCGCGGCGGCGAGCGTCTGCGACACGTCCAGGCGCAGGCGCGCGCCATCGTCTGGCCGCTGTACGTGTACGGCGGCACGCACGTCGAGTTCATCGGCCGGTGGCGGGCGCTCGCGGACGCGTTCACGAGCACTCTGCGCCCGGGGCCGGGCGGGGAGCCCGTTGCGGGCGTGCTGGAAATCTCCCGGCCGGACGGCAGCACGCGGCGGATCAACGTCTTCTACCGCGAAGGGTTCGAGGGCCGGGGGGTGAGGGGCAGCGGCATCGTCTCTGACGTCGCGATCCTGACTCTGTGGTGTGAGGATCCGTACTGGGTGGATGCCATACCGGTGAGCATCCACCGTGAGTCGGGGGCGGCGGGCGACTTTCTCGTTCCGTACCCGACGGTCTCGTCGTCGCAGGTTCTCGGCGAGACGGTCGTCGCCAACCCGGGCGGCGTACAGGTCTGGCCGACTTGGACGGTCACCGGCCCTGCGAGCTTGATCACGTTCACGCGTCAGGACACGGGCGCGGCGTTCACCCTGGACCCGGGCGAGACCGCGCACGGGCCGTTGCTGCCGGGCGAGAAGGTCGTCATCTCTACCGACCCGCCGCGCGTTCGCTACCAGGACGGAAC